CGCTCACAGGTCAGGGGGATCCACTCGAGCATTGGCTCGCTCCTTTCCCGCTGTTAGGCAGTCGACCCATCTGTCTAAAATCTGCTGCTGCCGACTCCCATTATACGATGGCTGCGGGCATTCCCGGTGCCAGGCCTTCTTGAATACCGGATCGTAGAAGATTCCACTACCGACTTCGATCCGATAGCCACACCTGGGACACGTGCCTGCGAATTTCGCGTACATGAGATACGCACCTGGCATCAAACGATCCTTTCTATTGTTGAGCTTTACACTCAAGTATTGCTCACTGAGAGCCACTATTTTTGCGAAATATGGACGAGACATCCCAATCTATCAATTTGTTGAGTCATAGCCCTTCTCGTCCATTTTAGCGCGATTCTGAGGCATCCTTACGCAGCTGCGTCCTGTGGAACAAACTGACGGCCACCTCGCATCGCGGTCTCTCTCGATCCACGAGCTTGCGTGTGTATTTCTCCACGATCAGATTATCATTCAATCCGATGCAATCGAATATCGCATCTATCACCGCTTTCTCACCTCCATCGATATCGCGACGCCAGAGCGTTGGAAAGTAGAAATCAATCGTGATTGAGAGTGGTATTTTGCCTTTGGCTTTCTGGATATGATAGATCGTCATCCAGTCGAAGTTGCCCTTTTGCATATAAAGCTTGGCATGTGCCTCTTGCTTGAATGATCTCAGTTCATCTGACCCGTAGAACCTGCCCCTACCAGATTTATAGCTGGCATTGATCCCTGGTGGCAAGGGCAGTGTCACACGGAGTACCTCACCAATCATTGTCTGCATCTTCTCTCATCCTTTCCTCGTATTGTACGACACACGGACAGCACCATATCTTGAGTCTTTCATGCCATACAAACTTCTCGACACTTCTCAGGCACGTAATGCGTTCGCAGTAGCCGTGCTTGCCGCAGTAGAGCGTGCCTGACGGGCTCTTGAGCGTGGCATCCTTGCCACACGTGATACACGGTCCCAGTGATGGCACGGCAAACAATTGCTCTTGGATCATTGTTAGTCCTCTCTTCCTTGGGTTAATTTCTGTTCAAGATTGTAAAACGCTGTAAGCTCTGAGTTGAAGTACAGCTGTACAGGCTCGCTGGTTGTCGGGCCGTTGCGATGCTTAGCAATCGAGATCTCTGCAATATTGCGCCGCTCAGCAGGAAGCTCGTCAAGCTTGCCAGCCCGAGCTGCATAATATTCCTCTCGATAGACAAACATTACGATATCCGCATCCTCTTCTATGGCACCGCTATCGCGTAAATCTGCCAGTTGTGGATGCTTGTCAGGTCGGTCCTCTACTTTCCTGGAAAGCTGAGCAAGAGAAAGCACAGGTACGTTAAATTCACGCGCCATGTTCTTGAGGCCCTTGCTGATCTTGTTGACCTCCTGCACACGATTCTCAGTCGGCTCGTCGGGAGCAACTAAGCCCAGGTAGTCAACAATCACTAAATCCATCTGACCATACTGTCTAGTCAGACGGCGCATCTGGCTTCGCATGGAAGAAAGCGGATTGCCTGCGACATCGTTGATGTAGAGCGGTAGACTTGCAAGCCTACCCGCCGTCTCAATCACCTTGTCCCATTGCTCATCGGAGAGCCATCCCGACTTTAAGAGATGGAGTGGAATACCAGCAGCAATGGACATCATACGATCATTCAGCTGCGGGCGGTTCATTTCAAGCGTGAAGATAGCAACGCTTGAACCATGCATTGCCGCATTGTAGGCCATTGTAAAGGCCAGAGCACTCTTTCCCATCGAAGGCCGACCTGCCAGGATGACCAAGTCCGACTTCTGCCAACCGCTGGTCATCAAATCCAGATCAGTAAAGCCCGATGCAACCCCCGTGAACGTGCCACGATTGGCATGCAGATGCCCCAGATGCACAAGGTACTCGGCCATGGAGTCCGCCATGGTCACAAAGTCCCCTGAGACCGAGCCGCGCTCAACTGCTGTCAGCATGCTCGCAGCTTTCTCTAGCATCTGGCTATCTTGTTCATAGGCCAGGGCTGCTACTTCACCAGCATAATGGATAAGCCTGCGGGCTGTAGCAGTTCTCCCCACGATGTCGGCATAGTACTCAACATTGCCACTGGTCGGCACACAGTTGGTGAGTCCCGTAATATAGCTGGCTCCATCAGCCTCACCCAGCTTGCCACGCCGCTCCAAATCATCACAGAGCGTCATGTAATCCGCAGGAGTCCCCGCTGCACTCAACTGGACGATCGCCTCGTAGATCACGCGGTGTGCATTTCGGTAAAAGTCGGATGCCTGAAGGAGATCACTTACCAAGTCGTAGGCCTCTGGATCAATGATGAGGCTGCCTAAAACCCCCATCTCAGCATCGATATTGTGTGGAAGCAATTTCTCCATCAGTTCACCCCCTGGCTCATGAACTGTGCCCCAAGTGCTCGCATTTTGGCAAGTGGATCAATAATCGTACTTTGCTTCTTTGGCTCTTTAAGCTTCTCAGCACGCCGTCGGGCTTGCTGCCACCCATTGAGATATTTTGCATTGGCAAGGTTGCCTGGACTGACCGTTTTGTCCTTAAGGTTAGAGTCGCTGCTAATCTGCTTGTCAGTAAAGTCGTAGAGGCTCTTGAAGTCCTCAAAGCTATGGACATGCTCAGAGAGCATCCCCCAGTGCTCTTTGTTGGTGAGGTTGACCTTAACGGCAAGGCCAAGCTCACGCCACCACTGATGCATTTGCTTCTCTTGCTCGTTATAGATGGCTAATGGGTCCAGTTTATCCGTATTCCTGGTCTGTGGTGGCTTGCTCGCTTGCTTTTCCACAGTGGTGGATAACTCGGAGGAGATTGTGGACAAATGTTCGACACTGGATTCAGAGGTTTCGCCGTTTGAAACGGAAGTACTCGAAGAGCTAGAAAGAGAGTGAGTGGATGAGGGAGCGAATGAATCCGATTTTTCCGAATCGGGAGCCATTCTTTCTTTCTTTCTAAAGTGTTTTTCTAAAGTGTCTTTCTCTGATCGAGGGGTAGATTTTGTACCTCCGAGGGGTAGATTGTACCCCTCTGATGGGTAGTTTCTACCGGGGGTAGTTTCTACCGGGGGGTACAATCTACCCCCGTCTTCTACCATCTTAAGCGCATATGATTTTTTCGTTCTTGCTTGATCACTGGTGTCAACTTCACAAATGAGATAGCCGTGATCGACCGCTGCTTTAATGCCATCTTTCACACTGCGATCGCTCTTTAGCCCAGTGCCTTTGTCCATTCTAGTCCCATCAGCTCGTTTTCTCCCATGCATGAATTCATCAACAGAGATAGTTTTGGGAATACCGTATTCGTGATATCCCCAGGTGTGTCGCAAAACATATTGGACTACTTTCAATTCGGAGAGGTTGTTAATGCCCGCACAAATATCAATCCACTCGTTGGGCATGTGGAAAAAGTTTTTAGTTGGGGGAGTAAATCCTTCAAACATCATGGATACACCATCCTTTCGTGTACCCGCGATTTGCATAGCCGTTGACATTTCTTGGTCAAGGATGCTATGCTACAAATGTGCAGGGTACACCCAGGGTTGTCTCTTCTAAGTTTTCCAGGCTCGAGAGGCAACCTGACTGCCAAATTTTCAATTGTTTGCCACCAAGGGGTGGCTTTATTTATTTCTGGTCTTCTTTTGCTTTGGTATTCTTTACAAGGTAATCCTCTATCGCCTCCGGTCTTACCCTCCAGCGACCTCCAACCTTGACGGCTTCCAATGTCCCATTGTCGATGAACTTCTGGACTGTACGCCGTTTGATCCTGAGCATACTGGCGACCTCGTCCAGTGTAAGCAATGCCTCTGCCATAACGATCATGTCTTTCTCTCCTTTCCTCATAGTCTGATGTAAGTATAGCACAAAGATGTGAAAGCACAACATCTTTTCGCGTGATACCCATAAAATTCATAAACTCACTCATATCGTTTACGCTGCCTTTTCTTCTCTTTCTTGAACTTCAACGGTAGCTCTAGTTGTCCAGCTTGTAGCTTTTTATCGCGTTCTTTGCGATAGTGAGTACTTCTCGCTTTTCTGGCATGCTCAAACACGTCGTGCTCTAGGTGACAGACTTGACAGAGGATGATAAGCTTAGCTCTAGCATTTTGGGGGTCATGGTTGACGTGAGCAGCAATTGCCATGACTTTGTAGGGACGCCCGTGCTTGCTTATCCTGATTTCCCCCTGCTTGGCTCCGCATTTCTGGCAAGCATAGCCAGCCCGCTTTTTGTGCCAGCGGGCTCGTCGTGCAAAATTGGGATGATAGTGGCTCTTATCCCATCGCTGCCATCCACTCATCCAACAACCTCCGCATCTACAATGTCAGTGCCGTTGTAGGAGAAGGGAACTGCGTCTACAGAGCTATCTATGAACGGATCGGCTTGGTTGTTACGCATCTGTCCTAGAGCTGAGAGGGCTCGCTCTAGGATCTCGACACATTGCGCTTGTCTTGCCCAGTCGTCACCTTCTAGGGACTCCTGATCAATGAGAGAGGGCATTTCAGAGACGAACTTTGCTATAGCTACATGGAGGTCTGATGTGTCCTTACGCCACTTTTGACGGATACGAGCACGCCCTACAGAGGCTTGGGTCTCAGCAGACATCAGGCGTGCCTCTTCAGAGAGCCGCTTGTTGGTTTCGGCTATCTTTGCATTGTAGCTACGGATCTCTTCAAGACTCTTCTCTTTTGCGTCTACCAGCGTCTTGTAGGTTGCAAGTTGAGTCTGAAGCTCTCTCATTTTGTCTTGAGCTTCCTGTGGAATAGTCCCTTTTGTGGTGTCAAGTTCTGCCTGTAATTCGTCTATCTTGCCTTGCATCTCTGCTATGTTGTTCTTGACCGACTCAGGTAAAACTTCCTTTTCAATCTCCCTGATCTCGATTTGAGGGGCTGTGATAGCTTCTAGCTTCTTGATCTTTGCGTCAAACTGCTCTTTCAGGGTTTCAAATTCTGTCTGGAAGGATGCTTCTTTCAGGGTAAGTTGCTGCTGTGCCGCTCTAGCGTCTGCTTTGGCTTTAATTGCATCTGCTTTAGCTTTAGCTTCTGATATCCTTGCCTCTTTCTCTGCTTTCTTAGCCTCTGTAATATCTCTGACTGTAGGACGTATGTCACCTGCAATTACTTGATCAACAATCTCATCAGACGCAGAGGTTAATTCTTGAATAACTCTGGGAGAAAAAGTCGACACATGTCGACTTTTTTCGTTTCCAAATCTATTGAATGCTTTCATTGCATAAAACGCGCTTGACCTCTCCAATCCAACTTTTTTTAACCATCCTTCAAACTTGCCGTGCAATCCTGCATTTGCTTTTATTAGTCTATCTTGTACTAATAAGAGTCTTTCTCCAGACTCCATAATTTCATTAGCAGCTCTTTTCCAGCTAGCCCGTATTTCATACTCCTTTTCCATGACAAATTCACGATCTTCAGGGTCAAGGACCTCATAGCGAAATTCGTCAACCTCTTGCTCTTGTGGCAGCTCGTTATCAAATAGGGTCAAGTTCATCTCGTTATTCATTAGTAGCCTCTCTCAATTTCTTCTGGACTTCTTCTCGTTTGATCAATTCATTGCGTATGAACTGTTGTGCTTCTCTTGAGGAATCATGGAACATTTCAACAACAGGGGCTTGTAGCTGTTGCACAATGCGAATATCCTTTTTCGCGATATCCGCATATTTACCAGCAAGATTGGCCACGCCTGTTCTGAACTTCAAGAGCTTTTCCATGAGTGCAAGTTTTCTCTCAGGGTCGAGATCCATGCTCTTAATTTGTACGAGAATATCTTCAGTGTCTATGGCCTCAAGTTCTGCCATAGCAATTGCTCTTGCTTGGGCTCCGATGCCAAGTTCATTGTGTGCATGATGAGTTGTTCTAATGTTGTTAGCGGGTGCCTCCCAATGGGCTCGCAGCATCGTAAAAGACGCTCTCGTTTCTGGCAGGAAGGCACGTCGTCCTTGGGGAAAGAAATGATTGACTTGTCCATCTAGGGTTATCAGCTCACAGACAAGATCGAACCATGCAAGTTGCTCATTGGTTACAAGCGACCACTTTGCAGGCTTGCCGTTCTTATCCGTTTTTGCGCGAAACCATGCACTGAGTACGTTGGTGATTTCTTCTGTATGAGGATAAAAGCGATAATTATTCAGCTTATCTACAATAAACGGATTAAGCTGCAAAAATCCTCTATCCTCAAATTGCTTCTTTCTTTCCTTGCCAGGGTCCTGCTTTTCGACAACAGACCACATACCAGCCATGCCACGGGCCGTAATGGGTATCTCTTCCTCTTCCTCTACTCTATGTCCACCAACGATGACTTTCTTCATATGCTTTACCATGATCGATGCAGGTTGCCTTAGCTTCACAAGTCTTTCTTCAATGGAAGTAGGAAAGAGTACATCAAGAGCCTTTAACTGTAACTTAAACTCTTTCTCCCTCCAGTCCTCAATAACATCGTTTGCTATGCTGGGAAGGTAGGATGCTAGATCTAACATGTTTAAACCTTTCTATGCACTTTGTGCACTGATAATACTCCGTCGTAGCGCATCCGATGGCCGACAAACGATGTCGTGATAGTAGAAGTCCATCGCGGCGCAGTCGTCGCAAATGACGATTCGTTCGTCGGGAACGTCGGGATTCTCGTAGTGTGCAAGGTCGTCGCGACCTCCGCAATCGATGCACACATTCGTCTCGTGGTCGAAGATGTAGTTCATAGCCGTTGCTCCTTGCTCAGTCGTACGCAATATGCGTACACCTCATAGATCTTCCCATGTATGGATCGTGACAACTGCATCTTGTGTCTGATCTAGCCACTTCAAGCCAAAGGACTGACCACAAGCACAAGAAAAGACATGATGTGCACTAATTGTGTAAAATGACCGATAAGGTTCAAATACGGGCATTCGACATTTCGGGCAGACGAGCCAGATGCTATGCGCGTGGATCGTCCACGACTCAATAGGTGTGCCGTGCTCAAGGTCACTCATGGCTGTTGCTCCCGTAAGAATGCTTCCATCGCGTCGAGATGCTTTCTTGCATTTTCCACGATGGCTTGCACGTTTTCTCTGTGCATCGTGCCATCCATGTCGACGCTGTCCTTGAGCTGCCATTCAGCATGACCTACCATGGCACGGGCATTGTCGACAATGTGCTGGAAGTGCCAAAGAAGCCCGTGGTGGCTAATGCGTGTGTGGATGAGCTTTTTCATTTTTCTCTCCTGTCGCAGCTGATGCACGAGTATGAATGCAATGCGCAGTGGTAGTGGCAGTAGCGCAAAAAATATGATAAGCACGTCAAAAAAGAGATTCATGCGCTTACAACCTCAAAGCTGCTCTCCACGAACTCTGCACTGAAGCATTTGAATAGATCCTCAGTGGCGAGCGAGAGCATGTCGCCCCAAGGCAAGGCGTCTTCTTTAGCCTCTTGCCAGTACTCATACTCATCACCATGTAGCGCATCAATAGCTGGCTCAAAGAGGTGATGACTGTTTGTATTAACACGTGGGAGAAATTCATCAACAAATGACTCATGGACTTCAAGTGCATTTGTGCATGCATTCACCATCATGTGCAGGAGCATCTCCTTGTCAGCTGTGAGAAAGCTCAACAGAAGCGCAAGATCGTACTTGGCCTGATCATTGTGTATTGGCGCATCGTTGCACGTGACATCAAAGTCGAAGCTTATGCGGATACGCTGCTTGAGCAACTCTTGTCCTATCATGCAGATATTTCCTTCCTGCCATAGCCGTGCTCAATTGCATACTTGATGAGCAGCTCTTTCTTGTGCTGCCCTGTCTTGCGCATAAGCTTATAGGTATAGTCGTATACAGTGGAAATGCTAATGCGAAGTTTGCTGCCTATATCTTTGTAGGTGTGAAGTTCTGCAAGTAGACAGAGAACTTGCTGTTCTCTTGGTGTAATGGGACTTTTACGTCTCATAAGAGGACCCCCTTCTCCCCAAAAATGCGAAGTAATACCAGCAATTATACCGTAATGGTGACAATTTTGTCATCACAGGAAAATTACGGTATTTATGGATATCGAGTTAGCTCAGACGTACGGAGAAGCGGAGTTAGGCAGAAGAGGGTGGATCAGAATCTCGTAAGGTCGTGCGGACATGTTGTGTGGGTACTGCTCTGTTCATGTGATAATCCCCCTAGTTTCTTTGGCTGTGCGGAGTTTCGTGCAATAGCCATTTTTCTTAATTATGCATTATTGCAAGAATATTCTTTGGGGGGTAGTTGTAGAGAAATGGTAATGATATGGTTGTAATTTTGAAAAAGGCATGAAGAAATGCACAGACCTTGTTTGGCCTGCGCAACAGTTGACTTATATCTTTCTGAAAATGTCTTCTGGCTCTATCTCAAAGGCGTTTGCTAGCTTTTCTAGTGTCTCAGGTTTGGGCCAACGGAGCCCATGCTCTAGTTGTTGAATGTATCGCGGTGAAAGATCTGCCTCAGCAGCCAATCTTTCTTGTGTCCACTCCCTGTCTTTTCGGAGTTGTACTATTCGTAATCCTAGTGACCTCGGTAATGACACTGACCATGTCCTACATTATTTTGCAGGGATTGTAGCCTTGTTACAGAGCTTAGAACACGTGCAGATTGTTCGTGCTATAATAGAGAGATAGATATTTGTGGAAGGAAATTGCACGTGAATCAAAGTGAAATCGCTATTATCTGCACATCGATTGAGCGAGAGTACGAAGCGGCGTGGCGGGCACTCTACGAGTATACCGAGGTAGCAGCTCATCAGGTCATCAATGCGAAGTACGAGCGGATGGGGGAACTGATGGAGAATCTCAGCTGTCATGTGGGGAAGGAAGAGGCTGCGAAGATCCTGCTGCGGACAATGGAAAAGGCCCCAGAGCATTGAAACCCTGGGGCCTGGCGATTATCTATTATCGCTTGTACCACGTTGTCATAACTCTCACGATGATATGTTCTTTCCTGCATGATCTGCACTGAAATTTCATCGTAGCGCGTACAACGCCTTCAAAATCGAGGTGGAAGTAATGGAGGAAGCATGCAGCTTTGAGCTGACGGAGCTGCTTCCTAGTGACCACGAATCTCATGACGCCTCCGCCATTTCTACGTGCTCAATTTCTTGTTCGAGAGCCCACAACTGGCCCTCATCCAAGCTGATGAGATCATCGGCCTCCAGATCTAGCTCAAGGGCTGCGGAGATGTACTCTACCATCTCCTGTTTGTTGGCGTAGAGCCCCTTGGCACGCCCCGCCTTGAAGAGCTGGTTCAGGCGTGCCTTCTTCTTGTCGGCTTCAGTTGCCTCGTGGATTTCTACCACGGGCATGCTTACATGGTCAGCTTGTTGCATCTCTTCGTTGGTGTAAATCCCGCTCATCTCAGCAGGAAAGGCACGTCTGAATGCAAGACTTTCAGCGCACTTAGCAGTCATCACATCGGGCATTTTTTGCCAAATCGTGCTGCTAGGCTGGGCATAGCTGGTATAGCGTGCAACGCCCCAAACAGGCTGCTCAAAATCCTTGCGCAAGATGCCAATGCGTGCCGCTGCTGGTGGCTCGGGCTTCAACCACACGTCAACCCATTCACCGTCAAGCCCACACCACTGAGGACCGATCTGGCCAGCATATAAGCCTGTTCTCTCTGCCATGAGCCTAAAGCCGTCAATGCTCGTTTGCACAACCATTTGGCCCCCACGCACAACAGCGTAAATCTGCCTTGCCATGGGATTGAGACGATAATGCTTGCACACTTCGATGAAAAGCAGAAATTGTTCTGGTGTTGTGCCTTTTGCAACGGTCTTACGAATAAGTTCTAATTGCTCGTTATCAAACTGCTGCCGTGGGACTAATGTCCTGATGTTATTCTCCATATGCTATACTCCTTGTCCTACTGTGTTATTATTCTATCGGGACTGGCCTTCGACAACCAGTCCCTTCCATCCCAGGGGAAGGCTTATTCCGACTACTTTAGGCCTTCCCATCCACGCTACCGATCCACAGGGTACACGCCGTACACCTGTGTCGACTCATCCCAGACGACAAGTCCGCCAGGGATCTTCTCTTGCAACGCATCCGCTTCTTTCTGCAAGATACGATCAAGATCAATAATATTCTCCAGTTCAACGATTTTGCTAGTGAAGTGTCGGCGAACACTTGAGATGATCGCCAGCTCCTCCATCATTTCTTCAATGGTCATATTTGTCCTTTCTTATGAAACCCTAAGTATCGAGAATGGGCGATTCCCGTTCAACGGCGCACTCAGCATATCGCGCCGCTTCGAGATGTCTACTATCTTCGAGACAACGGGCTGTACAGGCAACTTGTCCTGCGATTGTGCAACCTTCGCAGCTGCAACCAACTTTTCGTGTCGGCACGGCTTCGTCGCAGCACAACTGCACTTCTTCTCACCAGTCACATCTCGAACGATGTACCACATGTTCTCGCCCAAGCTTGCGGCCCTGACGGCTGTGAACTTCTCACCTTGCTTCAAGGTGACGACCGCGCCGTTCTCACCCTTGATCGTCATGTCCTTGCGGGCTGTCATCGCGACTTTGTCGGTCCTGCTATCGAAACTGAAATTGACTGCGACGTATCCTCTCGTGGTTGCCATTGTCGTTGCCTCTCTCGCTGTGGTTCGCGTCCCTCGTTCTTGGGACAGTCATAGTATGCCACAAAAATATTTGTCTGTCAATGGTTTTTGAGACCAATTTTGAGCAATTTATAAAAATCAAAAATATTGGCAGGCAAATATTGACAGACAAACTTTGGTGCTGTATTCTATGAGGGGCAGGGATATTTGCCTGTGAAATATCCCTCATGTTTCATGAAAGGAGGGCATAAATGAAGAAGGAGTGGATAACAGCGAAAGAAGCTGCTGAAATTATCTCAGCAAATAGCGGTCGTCCCATCATTCAGCAGTATGTCCGAGAACTAGCACAAAAGGGTAAAATCACGTATAAGCCATTTGATGGACGTACTAATGTCTACCTGCGCTCGGATGTGGAAAAGATCAAGGTTCGCATCAAGAAGGTAGCAGACAGGCCAGACCAGAAAACAAAACCAGAGGAAGCGGCTTAGGCCGAACACGCGGTACTTGCCCTTGTTGAGGACCCTAGGAAAGTTTATCGACACGGTTAGCCACCGCGTGTTCTCAACCCTGTAGCCTTAGTATAACATGGGGAATTTTTACGATGGCAGACGAGGAAGTATTCCCGGGTTTCTGGCATCCTAACAACAATGAAGGATTTTCCAAATTGCCACATGAACTGATAGACCGTCTCAATAAGATTGAAAGCCTCTCAGAGCTAAAAATCATCCTGTACATCATGCGCCACACGTGGGGATTCCAGGAATTTGAGAGAGGCAAAAAAATCACTACAGATGAGTTCATGCATGGCAGAAAGAAAGCAGATGGTACTCGCATGGATAATGGAACCGGACTTAGTGACTGGGGCGTTAAGGATGGTATTGCTAAAGCTCTGAAGCATGGGTATGTTCTTTGCGAGATAGATAACCGCGACAAGGGCCGCATTAGGAAGTACTATAAGATCAATATCTACGTTGATCCTCAGTAAGTTAGATGGGAGAAATTCTCCCATCTGGTAGGAGATCTGCTCTCATCAGTCAGAGATTTACTCTCATCACATAGAGCAGATCTCCTATCGATCAGAGAAAGAAACTCATATAGAAAGAAACCTGAAGGAAAGAAACGAGTGAGAGAAGCCGCATTCGCGTTCCTCGCTCTCGCTCGCCCGCATTCGCCCACTCACTCTTTCACTCCTTATGTTCTCCATACACTTGCAAGCTGAACTTCTGCATGAATCTCCCAAGATGCTGCATCATAGCATCGCGGCTCTCTGATGGTCGCTCTAATTCGAGTTGTGCCAAGGTATCAATGAGAGCCTTCATAACAACTTCTGCCTCTTCTGAAGAAACGATGAAGTCTATATGCTTATCTTGCACTGTTTCCTCCTCATTTTCTCAGTGTGAATAGAGTGGCCTGTAATTGCCGCCATGGTCTGAACAGCTGCCAGATCTACCACCCGATTTCGAGAATGTATCATCGTTGCATTCCTCTTGTTGGGATCATAGGGCGGTTGTGGCCCGTTCGGATACTGGTTCATTTGTGTCAAAATACCCTTTCTTTGTGCAAAGAGACTAGACGTGCAGAGTTGCAAATATGCACTATATATACGCATATATAGCTCAATTATACCAAGGGCATAGGCGTTGGGGTAGCAGGCGGATAAGTCGGCGTTGGCTTAGGCCTCGTGGTAGGTGTTGGAGTAAGCGGACTGTGGGAGAAGTGGCTCACTGCAGGATGGAAACTCCCCTGCGAATGCAGCCGACTTCCCGTGATGCTCTCTCCAATACCATTCGGATTTGAGCTACCCTTCTTGCTTGCACGCAATGATTTGACGAATGCAGGCCTGGGTGCTTGCGCCTGGCTCGTTGCGACGAAATAGGCCGCAGGCACAAGAAAAGCAAATAACGAGAGTAGAACAATTATTCGTTTCAAAACAATTCTCCTTGTTTCAAGATGGTAATGCAAATATTGCACATGAATCAGAACGAGTGAATGAGGCGATGATAACAGACGGGCATAACGAGTTTTACGAGTTTGCGAAAACTGATCAAAATTGGTCGAAAACCCCTTGACAATGCGACGCAGAAAGTCGTATAATATCTATAGATGATAGAATTACTTGAAAGGACGAGGAAGATGAATATTTCTGAACTGAGCGAGCATAATGGAGTCGAGACTTATTTCCACGTCACCACAGCGTGGAATTGCAATGAGATTGCCAGACATGCTCTTGAATCCGGCAAAGTTGAGCTAATTGGGCGTCCGATGGGAGATCACGAAGAGATCCGTCGCGGGGCTGAATGGTCGGAATATTCAAGCTGGTCTGAAGGCGTTGCGTACGCCACGGATTTCTACAATCGTGATAACTGTTGGGAATATGCGGGTCAGGATCGGCATACGGGTGCCATGTTCGTGTTGGGATGGAATGGTGCTGATAAGGAAGCAGAAGATGAGGGTGGCGAGTATGTTGTTCCTCTGGACGGCTACGACGTGATAGCCGTCGTGACCCTGGATGAGGATGATCAAGAGATTGTTCAGAATCCGATGGAGTGGGCAATTGGCAGATAGCGAGTATCAGTCGGCAGAGCGGGTGCTGAGTCTGCTGCTCTATCTCCTTCAAAAGCAGCAGGGAGCAACACGTGAGGAAGTCTATCAGCATGTGCCATCCTATCGGCAAGCTCCCTCTGAGTCGGCTCAGCGTAGGATGTTTGAGCGCGATGTCAAGCAGATTGAGCAGGTCGGGTTCAAAGTTGAGCGCCAACGGGGTGGTCCGAGCTTGGTAGTGAGGCAGAATGCCAAGCACGCAATTTACAAAGTCTCAATGCCGTAGAGCTGCTAGGAGATAGCAGCTCTTTTTTGTGCGCTACAATGGCGCAGAACAGGCATTTGCGACTTTCTAGCAAATCTAAAAATTGGTCAAAAATCAATGCAAAAGGTATTGACAAACAGACTTATAAGTCGTATAATAAAGATAGTTAAGCGATGGGCTTACACAGAAGTTCAAAAACAAGGAGAAAACAATGGCAACCAATCTTCAACTCCCAGAAGGATACACAGTTCGCAAAGTCGGCAATGTTCTCAAGGTCGTCCCGATGAGAAAGGTTGCCATTGTGAAGAAGAAAGCAATGCCCAAGAAGATCGAAGTGTCAATTCATCCGTTCGGCTCATATCGTGAGCAGTTATGGATTGGGAAAGTCGTTAATGGGGAATTCGTCAAAGAGTCCCCTCTCTATAAGGAAGTTCAGGCAGGAAAGATAGTTGCCAAGAAAACATACACTGGGAAGTTTGGAAAACCCTCCACATCGGAGGACTGGGAGATTACCATCCCAGATGGTTTTCCGATGGCTCTTGCCAAAAGTCGTCTGTCTGATACCAGCTTTGTCCGAAGAGATACAGAATACGAGGTGTTGTGTGGGTAAAATCGAAGAGTATCTGCCAGTCGGTCAAAGAGTTCGGTTTGAGTCAGAGGGCATGCGGGTATGGCAATATGGTCAGATTGAGGGCCATTATGCCACGCGTCATCAGGGGAATATGGTTGCCCGTATTCGCCATGATGACGGGCAAATCACGGACATGCCGCATTGGTTTATTGATGCACACGAGCCTCGTAATTCCCTAGTGAAGAAGGTGAAAAATGCCTAGATCAGGCCGGCCCGTATCCAAGGGCCGCACACAGCGGAATTACCAGTTCGATAGAGGCATTGCTGCCTTTATCGACAATCTTCCGAATGGGAGCCGCTCCGATTTCGTTGCAGATCTCCTTGAGAAGGGTTTGCAGCGGAAGCTTGAAGAGGGGCTAGAGGCATTCCTTGTCTCTCCCGACTTCCAAGATGCCGTAGAGAGCGCGACAATTGTTTCATGGAAAGGGGATGAAGTCCGTATTGAAATTTTGCCAGATGGCTCCTGGCGCAAGATCTACTATGGCCATGGGGAATTTGCCCAAATGAAGTATGAGTCCCCCGGGGCAATGCTCCTCATCCCCTCTCTTGATTGTGGCGAAATGCCACAATTCATCGAGCAGGGTGGCACAGAGCAAGAGTGGTTCGATCTCACCTTTGCCAATGAGCGGGATGAAATCGAGAAGGAACTTCGGAAGGAATTAGTTGGGTAAAATGGGTTTTTAATGGATGTGAAAAATTCATCAAAAACCCATTGACAAACAGACTTATAAGTCGTATAATAAAAGTATCGAGAGGGATTACTCCCTCTCACAGTGCCCGTCCCGCGAGACGAGCAGAAAGGAAAAGGAACACAACCATGTACACATACAATTTGGAGTCCTCGATGGCTGATCGTCTCAATCTCGATGAGTTCGCGAGCAGTCGCGGATATGAGGATGCGCGAATACTAGAAGGAGAGTTTGATATAGAGCAATATGCGCATTCGCTGGTCGATTTGTCACTAGACGAAGACGATCAACTAACAGACGATCCAGAAGAGTTTCGCTTACGATTCGTAGATTCGTATGTCAAGGCTTTCCTCGAGGGGAGAAAATCTCTTCAGGAGCAAGCGCTGCGAGTGCAGCGAGAAAGGATTGAACGATGAGAAACGACATTTATATCTCTAGCAGAGAGAGTTACGAAGAAAGTGATCGGGCCTCAGCTTACCTCATAAAGGAGTATATCGATGTTAGTACAATTCATGAGATTGTGATACATCGAGAGGATGGATCTGAATATCATATATTAGGTCCTGAGCAGATAGGGGAGTATTTGAGAAGAAATTCTTGATTATTATCGGGGTTCTATATTGTTTCAATAAGTTGATCGATGCCTCTCCAAAAGTCGAGAGGCATTAGGGGAAATAACATGAAAGACGAACTGACACAGCAAGAGCAGGCAGATGTGGATTTCTACAATAAGATACATCTGTTTAATTCTCACAAAGTGAATGGTATCTGGCAGGAGAGGTATCCCGAGAAGCAAATCATCTCTGGTCTCTCAGAAATAGATCAAGGGCGATATTATAGGGGACGAGAGTTTGATTTTTTAGGGCATTCTTCTATGAATGGAGTGCCCGTAACAGCAGAGGATATCCGAAGTCAGTTACGGAAAGAAGGAAAATATCCGTATTGCCTAACATGTGGTTCCTGCAATAAAAATATATCGCAGGAAGAGATAAAAGAGTATTGTCTCTTTATCAATGGGAGTGGCGTCTGAAAAGGTAGTTCATCGGTTTTTGCCAGTTCTACGGGACTGGCAGCATCGGGTGAAGTGCCCGAAATACTTTAGTAGTCGAGAAAGGACTAACAAATGCAATTCCGTAATTTAACCCCACATGCCATTCGCATCCGCTTGGATGCAAGCAATGAGCCTCAGCCTTTGGAGAGCGATATTGTTCTTGAGGCCGAGAAATCTCCTCTCCGTATCTTGGAGAAAGTCGTTGAGCATCATCGTCAAGGCGATGTCCTCATTCGCACTACGCAACTTGGTGATATTGAGGGTCTCCCTGAGTATGAGGATGGCGTCAGGCTGGTTGTCTCGATGCCCGTTGCCGAACGAGCGTATGCCCTGGGGCGGCGCGATGTACTTTCCCCCGATACGGGTGCGGATGCCATTCGGTTCAAGTTGCCAAATGGCAATGAAGGGATCTATGCCGTGCGTGCATTGCGCTATATCGTCGGAAAGTAGTCCTCAGTTAGTTCTTGCCGATCTTGCGGGGTCGGCAAGCGCAAGCCAAGTCGGCTTGGTAGTCCTCTCAAGCCTGAGAGGAGAAAGGATTCGAGAAGAGGAAATAGGTGCAATCATCATAGATGATGGGGATGTCATTGGAGAAGATATAGAGTGTGTTGAGTGTGGTATCGTCATTCTTCCCAAGAATGTGTAGTTCTTTGTCGATCCTGCCCATATCGTGCGGTGTGGGCAGCAGTGGGCAAACGGGCCCTAGAGTGGTTTCAAAAAGAAAGGAGCGCTTAAAAATGAGCGCAAGTCAGCAAGATCACACGAAGTTCGGCAATCTCATGCTGAGCATGGCCCAGCAGACGGGCCGCATTCCCAGTGCAGAAGACGCACAAAAGATGCATGAAGTTTTGGATATCTTCGCTGCGGATATGCAGCAGGAAGATCCCAATGGAAGCATCTATTGCAATTGTCATGGGGAGCCATGGCGCAATCGTGATGTTGATATCTGGGGGAATTGCCCCTGGACGAGAGGAGAAGAGTGATGAATAATCAATCGTCAGCTCCCTGTAAATATTGTGGGAGCAAAACAGAGAATTTGGATCAGTATGGAGAGCATGCGTGCCAGGGATGTATCGAATTCTTCATGGTGCATCCCACGCCTCCGGTTGCTCCTCCTGAAGGATCAGTCTTGATCCCCCTAGCAGGGGAGACGATCAAAGCGTTGAAAAAGTAGTAGTGGGGCAGCAATGCCCCTTTCAGGAGGAATCATGTACGCAGTTGCATTTTTAAATGCGCGGGAGCGCTTAGTGGTTTGGGCCGTAAAGGCTGATAATGAGGAAGAGGCAATTAAAAGAGCCTTCCAATTAAATGAAGAGGGCGTCTACCCTCTTGTGCCTCCAAGAGTTACCATTATCGAGGAAGATTTCTGCATCTATCATGCAGATAATGATTAAGGAGGAATGATGCAGTATCAATTCTCAGCTCAGTTTTTGTCTCAAATCGTGCTTCTTGCAAAAGAGATCGCGTTCCATCAGCGTGGAGAGCGCAAATTGCAGGATGTGGGTGTGCTCATCGCAAAATATGAGCACGAGCAGGAAGAATTGACAGAGTCGGAGCATCCAGAGGAAGAATGGCCAGATCTCCTCTACTACGCGCTCTGTATAGCGGCTCAAGGAGAGCCAGTGTATCTTTCTCAAGTTCAGCATGAGCTAGAGCGCTCTGGGATATCTCAAGAGCAAATTGAGAGAGCTACGCTCGCAAAGTATCGCATCCGCGCTGAAGGCCCCAATTCTAAAGATTTCATTCGAGAGCGTGCTGCAATCCAAGCCGCTCTCCAGTAGTGCCACATTGGGAGGCTTATTCGTTGCTCACAGCTTGCCATGCCTCCTCAGCAGCTCTCGTGCCTTCTCTGCTTGCTCGGGGGTGAAGTAGTTGGTGTATCGTCCCTCTCGCGCAGTCGGTACCCTCATTCTCTCCAGTTGCTCACCGCGTATGCCATTCTTGAGCCAGCCCTCAAAAACGGTGAGCTTGATGCCGATCTGCTCTGCAAAGTCGGTCGAATGTAATGTCCCCTCTGGCAAATCAGCAGGTACGCTGAATCGCGCCACAATGCGATTCTGGGCTTGTTGCTGGGCTTTTGCCTCCTCTGCATCACCTCGCACTCTCAAGGGCGTATTTTGGGGTTCTGGTCGCGATGTCGAGATTATGTAGGGACTGGTAGGGACTAATAGGGAGGTATTGGACAAGGCTTGTTCTAAGGTCTCTATTCTGTGGGCTTGAGCTGCAACCATCTCTTCAAGCTGAGCAATCCTGTCCTCTAGCCTCCTTATGCTGTCCATGGCATCCCTGGTATCCATGCCCAAGGATGGTGCAGACTCCGCTCCTATGGACTCCTTGGCCAGCCATGGACGCGCAAATTTTGCTTGTTCCTCCTCCCATCTGATCTTGGCATACTCGACTTGTCCGCCTGGAATAGCCAGCCATCCACGCTCTGTGCGTTCGGCTACAAGCTCCCCTCGTTTCAGCATGCGCCGTACTGTCTTTGGATCACACCCAATATATTTAGCTGCCTGAATTGCATTATAGAATGGCAAGATAGTTCTCCTCTCCTTAGACATCATGAGACAAGGAGACTATGCCATTACGCGGGCGACGAGTCAACGAATTTGTGTTCGTGGGCATGAAAAAGCCCGGGCTACTCACCCGGGCCGACGTACATTGACCTGCACCTGCGTACCGATACGCAGAGATTGATCAACGCACGTTCACTGTTTGCTCAAAGCCTGTACCAACGACTTTCACCGATTGCCCTGGTCGCATGACGAGATTCAATGCGTACTCCGATGATTCAACATAGGGCAGGGCAAAATGCACGATGGTGCGATTGCCTTGGAACTCCTCCGCCTTGAAGGACTGAGAATGTGAGAAACCAACTTCGACCGCATGTTTGCGGCCTGCGATGACATAGAATGGAAGGTCGCGGCTGATCGTTATGGTAAGCGCATCGGTAGTCTTGACAACTACCGATGCGTGCGCAGGAACACTGGCGAGAGCGCACTGGGTGATTGGCGCGTCATTGCCAATCACCCCAGAGAGCAAATCTCCACTCTTCATCAGAATCCATACAGAGAATTCACGAAGTCCTGTGATGGAGAGAGAGAAATTGCCAGAAGTGATGCGGGGACACACAATGAGATCATTCATCACTTGCCTCCTTGCTTGCGATCTGTGCCATGTCCATTGCAGATCGCATCCTTTGCACCGCACGAAGCTTTAGGATGAATGCCACGCTATATGCAATTACAGCACTTGCAAGGTACGCGGCAATAAGTGCACTCATCGCGTGCAGCGTGTCAAGATGCATATTTACTGCCAATGCTGTGAATAACGTGATAAGACAAGCATGCAGGCAAAGATTGTCGGCGAGCTTCATGAGCTTGGTAATCCGTCTCATCAAAACACCTCACGCTCTACATAGGATGGAATACGATTGAACTCATCCAATTCTTGCATCTCATATATCGGATACACATTTGTGAGGCCATTGGGGAACCGCTCGTTGTACCGCTGCTCCCAATGATCAAGGTTTCGCATCTAATGCTCCTTCTGGAGAGTACCATTCCGGCACCCTCCAGCTCCTTTCTAGGCATAAATGTCGAACAAACTGACATACTGACTACGGGCTTGCGCCTCAACGTACCACGCCTTCTCCTGCTCACTGAGCATATCCCATGCCCAGACACCAAAGGCGCCGTTGTGATGCGTGCGCACGATACGGATAGGCGTTGGGACTTGCTGTTCGGGACGCTCGTCGGTTTGGGTTGCGACGATGGTGGTTTGCATGGTAATATCTCCTTAGTTTGTGGTAACTTGCTAGGAGCCAGGTGGCTCCGACTAGGCCCGCTCCTCGCCAAAGTAAGCGGGCCTTTTTTTGTGCCCTCCAATTGAGGACATTCTTAGTATACCGCATGTACGGCAATTTGTCAATAGTTTTTGCCGTGAAAATACCGCACATAACGAAATTTGGCAATTTTGAGAAACTCGTCCCCAAACCACTTGACAAAATGCCGTTTGTGCGGTACTATCTAACTGTGCACTAGCACACGAGTGGTTTGACTTAAGGAGATGTGGCTATGCCAGAGGAGCAACAGCCGACTAGTGAGGGAGATGACAAGCTACAAGAGTGGTATACCGCTAGTGAAGCCGCAAAAAAGCTAAGCGAAACCAGCGGGAAACGGATTGATCCTGACTATCTGTTCAAGCTTGGTCGTATGAAGAAAGTTCGCACTATGAAGCTGGGTAAACGGGTAACTCTCTACAGCAAAAATGATGTGGATAGTTACAAAGTCGGAGGTAGGGGAAGAAAGCCTACCAAGGATAGTAACTCATCAAAAGCGGCATAGCCCGGCGTGCGTCATAGCTTGGGAGCCGACGACGCACGCACATAGACTACTTAGTTGAAAGTATAAATGCCTTGCAGCATGTATGCAATGTGACATATGTTCTATAGCGAACAGTGCACCGTGTGTGCAAGAAACGCAAGTTCCAATGAAGGGAGGCAACAGTCTGATGAACCTGAAGAAAGCGCTCTTCTTGAGCAAAAGCGGCAAAGTATCGCTGGTTGAAGGTCCATATTGCATTTCGGTTTCTCTGGCTCAAGAGGAAAGGCCTTTCATGAGACAAGAAGAAGGGCCTTTCTATCGGGATGTTCTCATTCTTGAGGTATCTCATTGTGGTTCAGATCCTCATGTGCATGAGAAGTTCTATGATATTGATAGTATTGATAGTATTGAGACATTTCTTCATGACAAAGGTATTTCCACGGAAGGATGGGATACCGGAGATAAAGGGGTGAATGAGTGAATCATCCGACACGTGAAGAATTCAATGCCCTGGCCGAAAAAGTGCATCGGCTCGAACAACAACAAACCGAGCCGATGCGGGTGACGCGCATTGAGGTCGAGCAAAAGGATCTGGTTCTCACCTTGGAGAAGCACACGGCGATGCTGCAAATGTTGTCTGAGCAGTCCGATCGGCACACAGTAGCATTCCAGCAGATCCAAGTGCTCATCGCTGCTCAGACAGAGGTTATTAGTGCATTGCAGGCTGAAATGATCAGTATGCGAGCAACACAATCCGATCATGGCGAGTTGCTCAGAGAGATCTTAGCACGATTACCAGAGAAAGGAGCATGATGGAAGAGATCAAGTATCCGATCAACGGCTTCAGCAATGCTCACGAGGTCATTGCTGAAGCCGAGAGAACTAGGAGGCCGATCCGTGATCTGATCGGTAGGGGACTGCCAGAGGACTACACTCGCGAGCAAATTCTAGAAGCGTATCGCAAGGGCGAGTGTAGTGAAGGGTATGTAGCGCAAAGGCTCAAGATAAGCCGCATAGAGATTAGAAGTATTGTAGGTGAATTGTCAGAGAAAGGGGAATAGATGAAATAGATGAATATTAGCATCTACTTAGATGACGAGCAAGAGCAGGCAAATAAAATGATTCTGCCAGATGATGTTGTTGCGATAATCGACAAATTGCGCAAAGATGGAGAATCGCGCAAAGATGTCATTATTCGTGTAATGCGTGAGTTGCCTGCTGCTAGGTCCTTGTCCGACTAGCAGCAGGCTCACCCTAGATGTAGTAGGGCTATCAGCAGTCTACCAGAGCCTGATAGCCAAAGCAAGGAGGTATCAGGCTAATGACCTACAGAGTATTCATTCCAAGCGAGAGTCTGGTCAAAACGGCCCGATGGACGCTGCAAGCCCTCGCAACAATCTGCGCCGTGACAGCCTGTGCGCTAGTCTTGATTGGCGCACTGCACGTCATGGCTTGGCTGTGCAGCTCGCTCATTGTGGTTATCCATGCGATGGCCTCGGTGTGCCATGAAGCCATCGCTGCTATCGGTGGCAGCCCCGAGAACGTCGTCGTTGTGTGCATCGTGTGGCTATTACTTGTTTTGAGTGTCAAAGCCACATGTATTCTGTTCTCGTCTTTTTTTCAAGCGGAAGGGGCAAGGGCATGAATAACCGAGATGCCGTCCTTATTGGACTCTGTTTGTTTGCCGTGATCATGCTCGGCTCGTTCCTGCTCCTGCTTGACCCGAGTGTCCATCTCCGGTTCCTTGAGGCGGTTGATGCTGTGGGCAGAGGGATAGAGATCCTTTTCGCTGTGGGCATCACCCTGGGCAGTGCTGGGATCGGCGTCAAAATCTGGCGCGGGCGTCATGTGCTGGTGGTCAAAGATGGCAAGGATGGGCAGATTGCGCGGGCTGTTGTGGTACGTGGGTCTCAAATTGTGCAGATCGGATCTGCTGAGCTTGGACTGAGCGAGCTGCTGAAGTTGCAAGGCGATCTCGTCAGTCAGCAGAAGGAGCATATGCGCGTGATTGATGCGGAGTCCAAGGCCATACGCACAATGCTGCCACTTCTGGAAGCATATGGTGACGATGAGGACACAGTGGAAGATCAGCAAAGAATTGAAGCTCCTCAGCTCTATACGCTCTCTGATCAGCTGGCATGTGGCCAAACAAGTCTGAACGAAGAAGATAGTCTTGTGGGCTATGTCGATGATGAGCCGCTACGGGGGAAGCTCTTCGATGATGACGGGAATATGTTCGACTCGGTGTTCGTCTTCGGTGACCAGGGCTTTGGCAAATCCACCTTTGCCACGTACCTTGCAGCTCTCACCGTGTTGCATCACGGTCGCTTCATCGTGATCGACCCAGATGCTGAGTTTGGGCAGTCGCTCTCTGTTCGACTCGGGCCATTAGCCAACGAGATCTTCTTGCTCTGTCCGATAGCGGATACTCCACAAAAGGCCGCCCATGCCGTCGCTCTTGCAAGAGATGAGCTAGAAAGCCCTGGGGACTATCCAGTGTTGTGGCTCATTGATGAATTTAGCATGATTGCTCGTCAAGCTACAGGTGGTACAGGCAAATGGTCAGAGGTTGGGAAAGAACTGATTGAGCTGACGGAGGACTGGGCGACCCGTGGGCGCAAACGAAGACGGCGCGTCGTCGCCTTCGGTCAAATTCCCAACGCGAAGCGATCCGGTGGAACGGAGTTCCGTGACTCGACCACAACCGTCTGCTTTCACCTGAAGAAAAAGCGAGCACAGATGGTCCTTGAGGATGAGGCGGAGATAGCACCGGATCTCGGCCCTGGTGAGGTGATTGTTGTACCAGCGAGGTCATCGGAGGCAAGTTACCGCATGCAACTGCCAATGCCGGATCGTGACGGATTGGTTCAGGTAGCAAGGACTATGGCTCAAATGGCTTTTGAAGGGGGTGCAGATGGTTCAGAGTATGTCAAACTAGAACGATCGAGCACCCCCTTGGCACCCGTTCAGCACCCTTCGAGCACCCTCTATGAACCGTTTGTCGTTGACCATGAGACTGCTTTCAAAGTGAAAGTTCAGCGGATACGTGAAATGCGTGCCCAGAACAAAAATCAGGAGCAGATCATTGAGGCAATTTACGGTGTGAGGAAGGGCGGGAACGCAAAGTATGCAACAGCTCGCGATGAGTACCTCTCTATCATGCAACTGCTTGCGTCAACGGAAGGAGAGGTATGATGTCGCTCTACGAGAGGTACCGACTTGAGCGGGCTGTCAAGACGGACATGGAAGATCTGCCAATGAAACCAAGATCAGCACCGACGGTCAAGCGCAAGCCTGCATCATCGGCATCGAAGAGTCCTCGTCGCCGATCCACTGCAACCAGGAACCAAACAGCCAAGACCACGGCAAGGCCTGTAAAGCCGCTGCCACCGTTGGGAGCAAAGCAGACAGAGCAACCACGGGACCGATTGGGGCGCTTCGCTCGCAAGACGGGTGCTGTGCTCTGGTCTGGTGCCAAAGCTACAGGCCGTGCGATCCGTGGTACTGCTCGGGGTGTCAAGCGCATACGTTCTGATATGCGGCGACGGGCACGCCTTGAGGAACGGGAACGGCGGGTAGCCCTTGCCGAGCGTGAAAAGAAGCTTGGATTACGCAAGAAAACAGTAATTCGTAGGAGGAAACGATAATGAACTGGCAAGCTGTGTATAGAGTTGGAATACGCTTGGTATTCTTGTTTGCATTTGTTGCATTTTTGAGTGCATCTATATCGCACGTAGCCGTATTCTATCACAACTTTGAGGCCGACAAATCGAATTGGGTAAGCCCGTATATGTTGGCTATTTCCATCGATTTGACAGCGCTTATGCTGACCATTGGTGTGATGTTTTTCGGCAAAGGAATGCCCATTCATGCCAAGATTATCATCTGGCTTTTTATCTTTGCATTAACGGGGTTTTCCTGGGCTGTTAACTGGGAGTATGCGAGTACGTATCAGGGGACAACAGACATCAAAGCAAGTCCGTTTTTACAGATGCTCAATCCGATTTTAGCTTCTAGTTTTGCCTTTCTTAATCTGGCCTATTCGTTTGTTTCTGGCTACTTCGATTCGAATGAGAAAACAGCAGCCGAATTACAGGCTGAAGCTGATCGTTTAGAGGGTCTTGAAAAGGCCCAAAAACGTATCGATGCGTACAGGGAACGGACCCGCAAAAAGAGCTTGATCCAGGCAGCCAAAGAGACACTCATTGAAGCCAAAGAGGCCGTAAACGAGCTGAAAAATGGAAGTGATGAGGAAGTCGAGAGTTCCCCTAAAGTGGAAGTGAGAGCCGAGTCAAATGTGGAAGTTTTGGAGGAAGTCGACATGGAAGTTTTCCCCCAAGAAAATGGAAGTGATGAGGAAGTTGATACCGACCCAGAAGTGGAAGTCTTAAGTGTTGTTCCCTTCCATCCATATGGAACTGCTGACTTCCCCAAGACTTCCATCAAAGAGAAGATTGCACGGAAGAAGTTGTTCACGATTGCCCAGGCTGCGGAGGAACTCCAGTGTACCCCGAGGCATGTAAGAAACCTCCGCAAAGATGGAACTCTTGCTGCCGATGAAAGCGGCCTTATCATAGCAGCAAGTCTTAAATCTTATAAAGCTAAGAGAAAGTCAAAAATGGATAGAGACGCTATTGACAGCCACTGATACAATTCTGGCAGGATATGTAGAGCATCCATGCAAGTGAGTGAAAGGAAGAAATATCATGTCGAACGAAAGTGGACTCTTAACTGTGAGTGAAGTGGCTCAGCTTCTGCGTGTGGATTCGACAACTGTGCGGCGTTGGATTCAGAACGGTGTCCTTGAGGCAATTGTCTTACCTCATAGAAACAAGCGCCAAGCATACCGGATTAAGCGTGAGACGCTTGATAGTCTGCTGCAAGCTGCATGAGGCTTGCCAGATGCGAGGAAGACCAGCTAATGTGCTGGTCTTTCTTGTCTTTTGGCATATGCGCGATATGGTATACTTGCTCTATGTGGTCGGACATTCGCAATTTAGGATGTATGTGCAAGGAGTATTCACATATGTATTACGAGCAATCAGCCTACAATGATTATACAAGGCCAGGATACTACGCAAGAGAGTATCGCAAGAGAACAGGAAAGATGCGTAGGATACATGCAGAAGAACTCGCGAAGAAGATGGAAAAGCGCACGGGTCCCCTTGCAATTGAGGACATGCCGACGACGCTTGTCCAGAGTGTGCGCTTGCCACAAGAGCAAATCGAGCAGATGATCGATGAATCGAAGAATTTGCATTCTCAGAAGATAGAGATTCCCCAGCCTTCAATGCCGATTGACGTGCATGGGAGGCCGTATTTGGGGATCATCAATCCGTACGAGGATACCGTACGGCTGGCCGAGCAATTGGTGCTAAAGTTCCATGCGATGCGAGGGGGCTATCCTGGCATGATCTATCTATCAGCATTTCGCTATCTTACGCGCAATAGCAGTCATTTCTGCATAGGGAATACGCTTATCCCCTATGCCTATGATCCCCATAGCGTCACTTTCGATGTCATGGTGCGTGGGGAGAAGATCTTCTCATTGTGAGTCCTAAATTAGCTGTTAGTATATATGTTGTGATGCTTCTATTATACGTAGGAGCTTGTTTTATTGGCATGAATGGCATCCATTGATATGCAAGACAATGACACATCCAGGCTCTATAACATCTCAGGTTTTCTCTTGCGATGCAGAGAACAAGAGGTTCTGCACCGCATCCCGATCATCATCTACTATCATTATTTCATTCCTGATACAGCAAGCAGCACATGCCACATGCAGATAAGCATGATCAAAAGCGCAAATGTACCCAAGCATATCCAGGTGATGCGGGCTGCCAGCTTCTCAGGATCGAGTGGCTCTTTGAAGATGATCGGGAGATCTTGCTGATAGGCAGGCTTGGGGAGCCCATCATGCCAATTTGGCTTTTGCGCTTTTTCTTTCCTCTGAATCTGATCCCAGGTTGCGAGTCCAGGCGCAACGGGCATTTCGCCCGTGTCGGCCCAGGATGGATCAATGCTTGGTGGACCTTGCAAATGATGTGGCTCTTTGATCATATCGCACCTCGTGAAGCATGCCAATCCAGACGCACTTAGAAATAAGGGCTGAACAAATTTCAGGTGCAGACCACTGGACTGGATTGGCATAGATCAATTGTACAAGCAATGGAACGTCTGGTCAAGCTTGTTTCGGTGGCATTTCCACTGGTGTGGGCTGCGGACCTGTGAGTTGATTGCTATACCCAAACCAGTGCCCCACAGCTAATCCTGCCATGATGAGAGCTGCCTCGTGTGTTCCTTGGTCTTGTGTGAAGACGAGTAGGATTCCACAAAAGATCAGTGTGGTGATCGTCACTGCAAGATAGACAAATGTTGTGTTCATGAATATTTTCTCCTATTAGAACGTTGGATAAGATCAATGAGCATTTTCGTCTGCTTGAGCAGCTCCTCATCTTGCGCTTCCAAATGATGCATGATTTGCAAGATATCTTCAAATGTCTTATTCGTTGTATTGAATGACTCTTCTGCCTGTAACTCAGCTTTCCGGCTGAGTACATTCTGGCCGACTGAGAGCACCGGAAGAGCCCAAAGCTGCACAAGATTACTTAGAAACAATAAGAAGGTAAATGGGTATGGATCGCTTTTGAATCTCCAAATGCCAAAGGATGCTAATGCCATCCATAAAAGCATCCAAGCAACTAAGATGTAAAATGCTTGCATGCTTCCAAATCCCTTCGTGATCATCACAGCTACCCGCTGATTGAAGCCAGTTTGCTCAGCTGCATGTAAATGGTTCACGTTCTGCGGCTTATGTAGATGAGGATGATGCTCAAATAATGCCATAGCACATCTCCTAATGTAATGCTACGCCAATAAGAACTCCTGCAAGCGTTCCTGCAGTCACAATGGCGAGAAAGAAGAGGGCAGATCGTAATGCGCCGCCCGCCTCGTTGTCATAGCGTGCCTTGATCCATCCAAAGAGAAGTGCGACGAGGGCCGTGCACGCGTAGCTCCACCACTGGACATAGGACAAATGCAGAACAACAGGCAGAAGAGGCGCAAGCCCACCGATGAGGAACGCACCTCCTGTCGAGAGCCCAGCCATCCACTCGTTTTGGTCGGCCACAGAACGCGCCGCTGCATATCCGCCTAGCCCCATGCTGATTGCAGAGGCAGCTACAACCCCGATCATGGTCGAGAGCAAGTGGCTTCCAACAACCCCGCTTACCGTCATGATCGTAACTAATGTCGTCACCAGCCCGTCATCAAGGCCCAGCACAACACCGCGTAACCATTTCATGCGATCTCCTCCTCATGAAGCGAGATGGTTGTGCTCTTTTTGTTGTCTTCTATATCTACTGAGTTATCTGATATGGTGATGATTATCCCTCTCCTTTCAAGCGCTTTGCGTATAACTTCTATGATACGATTGAGATGAACATTATCCTTCCTTATATCTTCTATCTTTCCTCGCAAAAGCATTAGCTCGGCTTGCATTGCAGCAATTGCACGTTGTTGTGCGTTACTTGCCTCCTCACTTATTTTGCTTTTTGACATGGACTTGCCTGATATGATTGCCACAATAAAGACAATCAGGATCGAGAGCAAGCCCGCAATGGAATTAAGACTTTCGATAATGGCATTCATACGCCCTCTTTGGGAAGCATAAAGACGGCGGCTTCGATGGCGCTCTCCACAGCAGATATGTCAGGCAGAGGCAGATGGAAGGCAAAGAAAAGCTGGGTCACAATCGTGATAGCAAGCTGTTTCTTGGCAGACCCTAACAGCGACCCGCTCTGCTGCTCAACTTGCCGCACGGCCATTTCTGCAAATTGCGCAAGAGCAGGGCGTGTGTGGTCTGGCAGCTTTTGTGCCCATACACGAGAAAGCCAGATTGCCTCAAGAACCGAGAGAAATGTCCCAAAGACGAATATCAATGTATTAACGACTTGAGCCCAATTCATGACAATCTCCTATTGCACCTGTACAAGCTTCATAATCAAAGCGATGTCATCGGAGATTTGTTTGCCAATTGTGCCAATCTGTCCAATGTTCGATGAGGCAAGCAGTGCCTTCAATTGAGCAATCTCGGCTGTCATTGCTGCATACTGCTTTTGATACCACAGCAGCTCTTGGCCCAGCCAACCCTCAAATACTCCCATCTTTTCTGTATATTCAAGCCGCTTCCAGCGAAACATTTGCGCTTGGCCTCCTCCAAGGCTCGTGTTACTCTGCTCTAGAAGGTCGAGATGCTGTTCTGGCTCAAGTGGCCAGTTTGCTGGGTCCCAATTAGGATCTGCCAATATATGATCGCGAAATCCTAAAATAACAGAAATTCCATTAGGGGCTGTGAGAATTTTGCTGGTTGCGTTGTCACTCCAACCAGTGGGAACGTTATTCATGTTTGTATTTCCTTTTAGGTAGTTGTATAAGTCTGACCAGGGATAGGTGCCAGGGCAGCGTGCACGATTCACAGGGTCCATAGAATAGTGCCCGGTAATTCCCCCACTACTATCTGCCCATCGCATTGGGATCCCGTTTCGCTGGCAGATGTCGGCAATAAGAGCAAAGCTTGCTGCTTTCTGCGCAGGCGTGAGATCTGTAGCGTTGGCATCGTCAGGCTTGACGTGCTCAATGCTGATCGTGACATTGTTGGGGTTGGGATTACCGTCAACATTCCACCATGGATCATGGCCCGTCGTAACGACTCCATTTGCCCACGCGCCATCACCTTCATCATTGCACTGCACTATTTGCCCGTCTTGACCTATCACATAATGGGCACTAACGGGATTGTCTGATCCTTGCGTACTTTGAAAGTAGGATGCAATAGCTTGTGCAGAAGTGCCTCCTGCTGTACCATGCAAAATGACCCATCGTGGCTTAAGGCCATCGCGCCCCAGGAATGCGTTGCTGTTACGCATTTGAATAATGTTCATAAGGATGCTCCTTTCTCATTCGGAGCTTTCGCCTTCTCAGCTTGGCCCTTTCCCTCGTCATTTTCTCTTTGCATTGAGCGCAATATTTCTGCGCACGCTTTGGCATTGGAGCAAAGCAGAGAAGGCAAGGCCTTTGCGGCCTCTCCTTCTCTGCATACTCTCTGCGGTTCTTTGCATTGATAAACTCCTTGTGCTCTTGGTGGTATCGTGCACTCCGTTGTGCAATATGCGCTTTATGTTCAATCGTGTATTGCCTCTTTTGAGCCTTGATGTACTCTTTGTTGTCCTGATAACGTTGTCTCTCGCGTTCGTTGTAGCACGCAGAGCAGAGGAGACCAAACTTTGGGAATGGAGCACCTGTCTGCTCGCTCGCGTGACATACTTTGCAGAATCGACTCATTTTATTACACTATACATCGCTAATATAGTGCCAAGTATACGTGTCGGTTATGGTGGAGCTGTAATTGATATTACACGAATTAATATCATAAGGATCTGATGTATCTGTAAATACAAACAGATTTACTTGTCCTTCTTCAGTGTATAATGGCCCAAAACTCGTAACATATGCTATATGAATTGCGCCATTAGCATCCGTAAAACGGACCTCCTGATTAATCGTGGGTAATGTTGATGGTGCTGCCATAATTTTTGCCCTTTCTTAGCTAAATCCGCCTGAAACAAGACATAATACAGTAACAAGATTGCTATCAGTAAATGCCCCAAATGATGATGGAAGTACTGTCAATCCCGTTGTGGATGATATGACAGAATCTATCATACCAGCGCCTGATGCCTGCCTGCCGAATACGCTATTTGCGATAGTAGATAGGAATGCTATCCAATAGTTACCGGGAGAGAGCAATACATTGGCTGTCAAGCTTTTTGTGAATACACCTGTTGCTGCTGCATTCGCTCCCGTGTGTCCCTGCAAATTACCAGGTCCTCCATTTGTGCCCGTTGAATCATAAATGCCCAGGTCAATATTTCCTGTTGGCGATCCTGAAAAACAACATCGCATCTGTGTAAGAGTAACAGATGCCAGCAATGTGTATAATGATGCATAGGCTTGTCCTGCACTTACTGTAAAAGTCCCCGTTGAATTTTCTATGCCGGGTGTAAATACAACAAGTGGAGCGACTAGCCCATTATCAACTGTCGTCGGATATCCCATCAGAGCGCCTCCAATCGTATTCGGATAAGGCATATATCACCTCTATTTCCCGTAAACATTCAAACTATGCGTGAATGTAGGCGTCGCTGTCCCGCCTACAATCCAGCGCAATCTACCTGTTAATCCTAAACTCTGATTGTATGCCATGCCAGCACCTATACTCGTGCTAAGCGTGTTTGTTGCTGCTGTCAGTACTGCTGATTGCCAAAGAACGTAGTAGATACCATCAGCGCCTTTACGTTCCCAAAAGTACTGGATTGTCGGATTTGTTCCTGATTGCGCGGTAGTATTGATATCGATGGAAATCTCAGTATACGGTCCTACTGTGAGATCTCCACTATTTTGTGTTGAGCCTGATGTTTGTGTAGATGCCAATGTGTAGACAGCGACACTATTGCGCTGTATTGCTACCTGTCCTGCACTCCCGAGGAGAATAGGCGTGTCACCTGCTGTGCTATTCTTTCCGTAGATGGACGTTCTCAGCTCAGTATTGCTCTGATCAGCAGCAAGTGCTGTTCCCCCAACTGCCTGAATAATACTGGTAAGGCGCCCACCTGCATCGATGCCAAGCTTGTTTGTCCCCCCACTATCAACAAGAAACGAATTGACAACCCATGGTGCAAATGTTTGCGGAATAGCATGAGCACTGACAGTTACATTACCGCTACTATAACCTGAAATGCGTGCACGTATTTGTTGCAATCCTGCACACGACGCAACAAACACACCAGTGCCACCAGAGGCAGTTCCAATGAAATTAATACCCAGCTGAGAAGCTTCAAGCGCATTGAATGTGCTTCCATCTTCATTGCCTTCAAAATTAATGAGCGCACTAAATGATCCTGTTATCGTGAAGACAACAGTGGACATGCCCAGTACACTGAGAACAGTACCATTGCCATTTGTGGAGGCTGCGCTCTGAAGCGTTGCTGAGATAGAGCCAGAAGCCTGCAATGAGACGTTTCCTGCGCCAGCGCTACCCTTCCAGCGATCCATCGTGGAGCCATTCCAGATCGCCGGATTCTCCATCACGACATTCGCCGCTGCAACCCCATCACCAGTTGCACTCCGCTCTAGGTAGAATTTGCCGTCCACCGGGTTGTACAAAGCCTCTTCTTCGATGCCAACGCCTGCCGCTGTAAAACCATTCAATCCAGGGCCAAGGCCAGAGAATTGATCCCACTCGACTGTTGAGTTTTGTGCATGAGAGAAAGCTGTTGCATTCTGAAGCGGCACACTGGTTGATCCTGCTGTGTACCCTGTTCCGACATAGTTTGCTTCTGGATTTGCACCTGCTCGATCAAGGATGATTTGCTGGCCAGCCATAAGCGTGGTTGGAGCTGAGTTAAGGGTGAGTGTCGTGGAGCCAGCGGCTAGCGGATTATTCGAGATGGAGCCACTGCCAAGCGCTTTGCCCTGTACATTGCGAGCACGGTCAAACTGGAGACCTGAGATCACGTTGGAATTGTTGAGCGGGCCACCTGCATTCCACTCGTATTCTGCTGCAACCGCCGTGCCCTGTCCTGATGCACCGTCTTTTTCACCATTGGCAGAACGGTCAAACTCAAAGTTGCCTGCAATGCTGTTATAGAGATAGGTTGCACTTGGTGAAAGTCCTGTACCAGAAACCATATCCCCAACAGTTGCATCACGCGCTTGATTGAAGTGATACCACGTGATGCTTTGCCCATTGGCATGATTGTTCTTGAGGATCGCGTGAATATGCGTTCCATCGTCTACGGTAACGACCTCGGTAGACTCAACATTATCTGAGGTTGTGATAATGTCTCCGGCTTTCAGGCTAGCCGTGGATGCCAAGACGATGGACTGTGAGCTTGACGATCCGGTAACAGCCCCATTGAATGTCGTTGTGAGAGCAGGTCCGGCAAGCTGCTGACTGCCTGATGGAATTCCTACCGCTGCAACAGCATCAAGCCCCGTGCCACGCTGTCTATCAAGCAGCCCGCCAGGATTGAGAATTTGTGCTACACCGCCAGTAAGCAGTCCGTTCCCTGATCCGAGGCTTTGATTGTCCGCACTGTGGAACTGCGTAACAGTTGCTTCATTGCCTGCTTGATAGATGCCCATCCGCAAGTTAGGATGGGATGAGCTTTCGACAAGAGCACCCTGTAAGTTTGTGCCATCTGAGCCGCCAATCTGAGTAGAAGAGGCAGGCGCTGCACTACCATCGGTTCCCACGCTTGGATTAGAAGCGGAGATGGAGCCTGTGATTGGGAGTGGCGCAGAGTTGGATACAGCAGTCTCCGTCCCCGCATTGTTGAATACGACCTGTGTTCCAATCGGGTGCGTAGGCGCGGCACTGCCATCGGTGTACTGCGTCCCTGATGTTCCTCCAGCCTGAAGCTGAGCAAGGATTGCCTCTTGTGTGCTTTCCCATGCTCCCGTTCCTGGTGGTACTGTCATCGTGCTATTCCTTTCGTGTTACTATTGTGAGATATCACACGTTTTATTCAGAAACTACTCCCCCTGAATCGAGATCGAAAATAGGGCTCCAGGGCTACTTGAGCCACCTATCTGCCATCGCACACGTCCCGACGCTGTAATCTCCTCAGTTGTGGCACACCCAGGGCCGATTGAGCGTTTATAGTCGACCATAAGACCTCTTAATGGCATATTGCCGCTTTTGTCGATTTGTGCTAGACTTGCGGCTATGAAGAATCGCCTCATATCCGTGTGATATGTCTTAAAGACGATCTGTATCAATAGCGTCCCCTCCTATACAATGCCTACCCATGTGCTGCTACCTGTCTTGACGTAAATGCGTTGATTTGCTATTGACGGCGTGTCTGTACGAAAGTAGTAGTCACCTTGGCTTCCGATTCCGCTTCCTGGTGCTCCACTGCCAGACATGAGAGACGAACCGCCATTGAGGTTACAAGGTCCACCGATAACAGTGAATCCGCCGTCATCAACGCGAAAGATTGTTGATGAAAATGCTGCATTCAGCAATTGGAATGACCCGTTGCTATTCCTGAGCCATTTCTGCTTACCCGGGTTTGTCGGGTCGTCCAATCCAAACGAGGAGGATGATCCACTTCCAGGAGCCTCTACCGTAAGCGGGCCAAACTGCTGTACGACGGTCCCTCTCGAATAAAGTGCTGACTGCGTATCGGTAAGCGGCTGCCCGCCAAAAATGTTGTAGAAATTGACGAAGTTGTTTGCTCCAGAAGATCCTTGATGCACGTGAGCAGTAACGTTGTTGCCATCAAAATCAAACTGGTCGAACTGATTATCGTGTTGTGTGCCATTGATTGCTATATTGTACGTTCCTGCTCCTGATCCTGTATTCACAATGTAGGCTTGCAGGAAGTCATTCATGTACCCATCACCGTCAAGCAGGAGAACAGCCTTACCCGGCGTTGCGAGATTTGCAAACCATGATTGGATAAAACGGTTATGGTGTGCATTGTGGATTTGTATACCATTGACAGCAGTGTAACTATCAATGATCGTATTCATAAACCAGTGGAAAGTACCTACTGAAGATACTGCTGCACTAGCATCGATATTGATGCCTCCCAATCCCTGTGTATTGTAAAGTGCAGAAAAATCGTTGAAATAAACACCGCCTGTATCAGTGAGTGTTGTTCTCGCATAGTGGTACCCATAACCACCATTATTGCGACATGTCACATGTGCGAAATGTATCTCATTGCCAATTGTCGCATCTCCTTGTACGAAAATGGCGTCACCTGATAGCCCGGTGATATGCAAGTTCTGAAAGCGTGAATCCAAATCGCCACTAATAGAGAGTCCAATTGCGCCACCGTTGATACTGCCATCAATCTTGAGATTGCTCACATGACAGCGTGTGCCATTTGTGATGGTAATAGCTGTGTGCCCGGAAGTTGGGGCAAGGATAGAGGCAGTTCCTACCCCTATTATGCTCACATCAGTAAGCCCGGAAAGCGTAATTCCTGAGTATTTATAGATGCCGTCAGGAAAGAGAATGGACCCGCCACTTGCAGGAAGAGCAGCAAATGCCCTTGCAATGGATGTGTCACAAAGTGACGCGCCCGTTATGTCTGGATTATAGTCTTTGATATTGACAGTTACACTTGCACTTGTAGAGGCATCAAGATCTGCGATCCATCGGCTTGCTTCACCACTCCAGACAAGAGAGAGAGAAGCATAGGCAACAACAGTAACACCTGAATCGCTGCCACTCACGAGACTCTGTGCAGGATTGGTATGAAAAGTCATCGCATAGGGAGAAGTATTCACAATCTTGAGTGGCTGATCTTCCCGCCATCCCCCCTGCAACTGAACTCCGGTAACGTTCCCACTGAGCGTGATAGTGATACTATTGCCAGTCACCGCGATGATCGAACCATTTACCACGGCTATACTCATGACCTAAATCTTCCTAATCTCTATCTGTGAAGGTAAACTATCGTACACAAGACTACTAATCGTTGCCTCTGCCAGGACCTCAAATAGCTCAACACCCGGAAGTGCGCCGCCGACTGCTGAACCAAGTGCCGAAGCTGCATAGGCATTTGTCATATCAGAGGAGGAGAGGTTGTAGGTAACAACCCCTGTGCTCTGATTTGGACTTGAGAACGTGCCACCACCAGCGACTTTCTGCCCCGTCGAGAGGCTGCGAAACTTGAGCGTAAACGCGCCAGTCGTAAAGCTCGCTGGGATGTTCCCATAGGAGTCGACAAACGAAACCGGAATAGGCGGCGCATCTGATGTTGTGAAGTAGAATGGGACACTCATCTACATAGCCTCCTTTTGTGTTACTACTGGGATTTGTGCACGTTTATCTATTATGAATAAATTGTTACATATAGTTACTGCGATCCTCTTCATGGCGTTCCTTGCCTTCATAGCCTGGATTGTCATCCTCATGCTGTGGTATGGCGGATAGCTACATGACATAGCCGTAGATCATCCACTGCTGCAAAACGATATTTCCACTTGCGGCCTTGACATCGATTTGTCCACCGGATGAAACAGGCGCAATAACCATGCCACCAACTGTGTACTGATTGGCAACAGGCCCGCTCAATCCCCAATATTGGCCAAAGGTTCCCCCGTGAGGTGCGCCCTGCATATAGCCCCCAGCTGTACTGGCAAAGATGCCAATGCCTAGCAACACGGCAAGAACACCCGATGATGGGATACCCCCAACACCTGTGCATGTGAGGGTGGTTGTATTACCAGCATTCACAGTTGGATTGGTCGTGAGCTGATAGGGCGAGCCGAGAAAGTAAATTGCACCTGCGCCCACTAGGCACGTCTCAATATTGTTGAACAGGCCCGCGTCCAGGCCCGGGGCTGCCCCGGATGTAAACGGGCCCGTTTTAGTATATAATGCCATGTAATGTCCTTTCTGCATGTTTTCTAGATATGCTAAAAATCTCGTAAACTTGCTTCTGAAGCGGGGTTATGCTATTCATGTTCCTCCTTTCTGGCGTTAGGTGTTTTGCATCTAACGCATTTTTTGTATGCTAACCTGGGTACAATTGTGGCGATGGATAGAGCGTGGGACTGGGAATCGGAGCAGCATACGCTACTTTACTTCCTGCATTCAATGCATTCTGAGGCACGTTATACCCTAGCCACTTCGAGAAAAAAATGATCCAGTTTGTGTCGAACGCACCAGAAATACATGTGATAGTATACCAAATATTCAATCCATCCTTGTCTTCGATATCCACGCTCTCAATGAGCATTTGTGTATTCATAAAGCCAAATGGCCCGTAGTTCACCGTGATGAGCTGACCAGGCACATAGCCATACACAAGCGTGGTGAACTGGAATTGAATGCCCTGGTTGCCATAGCGGTTCAGCAATGCAGATGCTTCAGTCAGTGCCTCATTGCCAGTTGAAAGTGATGTGTCATTGGTGACGTGTTCAACTATCCCGCTTGATCCATCGAGAGCTGCCTGTGTTGTGATCTGAGCAGGATTACTCTGTACGGCTGTACTTGGGTACTGACCAATATAGGTCACCGAGAGCGTATCCGAGCTGGTGAGCTTTGTCTGAGATGAATCCTGCGTGATAATTGGTGAGTTGAGTGCCCAGTAATATTGGGAGTTGCCAGATCCCTGGATGCCTACTGTTTTTGGAGTACCATTTACGGTGATGGTTGGAGCGGAGGCTAGCCCAAAGGCCATTGTCCACGTTGTGAGCTTGCCATCGCCTTGCCTGGTCTCAGTGATAGATCCCGTTTGCGTGTATCCACCTGTCACATACTGCGTATTCCTGTAAGTAGGATTTTGACGTGTTACCTGCGGTGGATAGTTCATTTGCTCTACTTGTGTGCCATCTACGATATTATTATTGATAATGGTGGTATAGGGTACGAACCATAGTTCTTTATTCTGATCAATCATCCAATAGTAGGGAATACCCGATATGCCTGCTGCTGTAGCAAGTTGGTCAAGACATTGTGCGACCGTATTGTAGTAGAAGTTTGCAGATGGAATAAGGCCCGATCCTGATGGATAGAGCGTTGGCGATGGATAGAGTGTTGGACTTGGTTCCACTCCATCATAGATCTGACCAACAGTCACACCTTCAGCAACTAGGATCTGGTTGAGAATGGCTGTCACGATGACACCAGCCGTTCTATTGGTGTACTGCCCATAAAACACCCGCTTATCGGCCAAGTAGTGCTGGTCAACGCAAGTAAGCTGATGGAGTAAGTAATTTGCAAATCCTGGCTTGGTCGTGACTGGCTGGGTGATGTAGCCAGAAAAGACAAGGATCAATTGCCTATCGTATATTTGTATTTGCTGATATTGGGAAAACAGTGTATAAATATCGGTTTGAACGGTGAGTGTTGCCTGTGAGCGTCTCCCTACAGCGCGAGTAATTTTGAGCGTTGTTGGAAGCACAGTGACAGCCTTCCCGCCAATTTGCACGGTATATGTCGTGTTATATTGAATTGTTGGTGAGAAAAGTGGAGTGTACTGTGGCATTAGAACTCAATCCATTTAAGAGTAATTGCATACTCCTGGCTATTAGCGACATTGACCAGGGCTGTTAGACCATTACTACTCCCATTTGGTAAATAAATACCGGTATTGTTCGTTAATACCTCGGAAGCAGCTACCGTCATATCGAAAAGCCCGCTTCCTGGGAAGCTGATGGAAGCTGAATTGGTTGTAACATTTCCAGAAGTCAGAGCAGATGCACTTCCACCTGCTTTTAAATTCGTTGGAGTAAGGTTTGTATTATATGATGGATTTGATGTAGTAAGGTACAACCACGTCGTAGTATTCCCGTAATTTGCCATGCATTTAATGCTATAGATGAGTACATTCTTTCCAGATGTAGAAGGATTAAAAACAGAGATGGCGTATTGTCCACCCCCTGAGCTGCCGACTGTTTGGTTTTGTAATATGGAATAGGCCATGCCGTTTAGAGCAGATTCGATCAACATATTCGACATTACAGCCGGAGCCGTGGTGTTGGATGAGCTATCGGTGTTCTTGAGGATTGAGGATTGCATTCCCTCAAAGCCAATACCAGGACTATAACCCTGGGCTATCGGTGTGCCTACTTGATCTTTGAGAAGTGTTCCAAATGACATGATTTACTCCTTTTACATTTTTGTTGCGACACTATAACGGATAGCATTCGCCATGTACGGCATAAGACCGTTAGCCAGGAGCTGTCCGTTCAGATAAAGTGGCGGGGAATTGACAACGACGGTTATGTTTGCCTGGTTGCTCAATTGACTAGGGATAGTAGTGAGTCCTGGCATCGTGATGCTCGGATTTGACGCTGGAGAGAGTTGCATCGCAATAGGCTTCACAAGTTGGCCGATCGCTGTTTGCAGCTTGGGAAGAGAAGAAAGCATCCCCTGCGATAGTTGCTCCGTGATGAGTGAGCCTTGGAGGCCAAGATCAGTAAGGGGCCCGATCTTGGCAGGCGAATGCGGGAGATGGCTACTTATGAAGCTTGTAACAGAATTCATTGCATCCCCGACCGCTCCTATCGCGCCCTTGATCCCATTCGCAATGCCATTGACAATGTTTGTCCCTGCATTTGTTGCATTATTAATTATACCATTCCAGAAATCTGTTAATTTACCGGGCAAAGACTGAAGTGCATTCATTGCTCCTTGTGGCAAATTCCCAAACCAACTAATGATACTATTGATCATATCCGGTATGATCGAATGCCCCACGAGCTTTTCCTTCATATCAGTAGCCTTATCTAATGCATTTTTATGTAAATTCTCCATTTGAGTAGTGACACCTACCTGCATCTCCAATGCGTGCTTTTGAACAGGATCTGATGTGTCCTTCATTTTCTGAATAAGCTGCTGACGTGTATTATCAAGATTTTTAACCATTTTATCTTGCATATCAATTGTGGCTTGAATTGTCTTTGATTTCATATCATTTGCACTTTGCGATGCACCATCACTCATGTCACCAAACGACTTTAGCACGCTTTTTGCCATATCACCTGCTGGTCCCGGAATATTGGACATAGCCTCAAGCAGTGGTTTGAACATGCCAACAAGTGCTTCTATTCCGCCTTTTACCCATTGTTTGATCCCATCCCAGACTCCTTTGAGCATATCCTTGAAATCATTCCATGCTTGCTTCCAATTCCCTCCCAAGATGTCCAAACCAATCTTGATGTAGCCTGATATCAATGCCCATGCTATCTTTACTACACCTTGAATCTCATCCCACACACCCTTGAGGACTGCCAAAATCATCGGCCACGCCTGATTCCACGCAGTCATGAAACCTTGTACTAATGGTGTGAGTGCTTTAATCCATCCAGAAATGATAGGCGCAACACGAGAAGCAATATCTTCAGCAAATTGAACAACAGCTTGCGCGGCTTGCTTCACTACCGCGCCGATTTGATTCATAAAATCGCGAAAGGGCTTGACATTATTGTAGAGATACAGAAATCCCGCAACCAATCCCGCGATCGCTGCACCAATCAGCAGGAAAGGCCATGCAGCAGCCAAGGTCGCGACCGCAGCCGCGCCAGCAGCAGCCGCCCAAGACCAAAAGGCAAACACCAGGATACCCGCGATCGCACCCGCGACCGGAATGAGTACAGTTTGTAGTGTCGCAAGAGCTGCGTGATTCTTTTCAAAGAAATTGGCTAGATTCGATCCGACATCGACAACCTTCTGGATACCATTGATCAGACCAAGTAAGGCTCCCGTCACAAAGCCTGCAACAGCCGTCGCAAAACTTTGGAATGCAGGTGAGGAGAATCCGTCCATCAGCTTGCCAAGCGCTGGCAAGAGTGCCGTACCGATTTTGATGCCCAGTGTCTCAAGGGTCGCTTTGGCTTGATCCATCTTGAAATTGAAGGTGCTCTGAACATTGGTCCAACCTGTGATCGAGTCGCCACCCTTCTTCACCGCGTCGCTGATACTGGAAACATTGCCCTTGAAGGTATCCAAGTGGCTCCCTGTCAGCTCCAGCACGCCCTGCATCTGTTTACTTCCGCCTGCGATATCCGCCAAAGCTTTCACATAGGCTGCACTGCCTTCTGGGAACTTATTCTTGAGATGATCAGTGATGAGGGTGAGTGTATCAGGCAGGCTCTTCTTCATCTCTGAAGCGACATCGGAGGAGGAAAGACCAATAGACCTAAGAGCATCGGCACCTTTCTTGGCAGGATTTTCCAGTGACATGATGGTCTGTCTGAGATAGGTTGCAGCGTCCGCCGCTGGCGTTCCTTCTCCCGTCATTGTCGCCATCGCACCCGCTGTATCGCGCAGTGAAACACCCGCAGCGGATGCTGTAGGAAGAATTGAGGAGAGAGACTGTGCAAGATCGGTCATGTGCGTTTTGCCAGCCGCGACCGTTGCCACCAGCGTGTTGGTGACCTCTGTCGCTTTAGAGGCTGGCATGGCATAATCGGTGAGAGCAGTGGTCACACCATTGGCCACGCTAGCCAGGTCAGCATTGCCGACTTTCGCACCCTCCGCAGCGGCTTTGAGTACCTGCAAGCCATCGGCCCCATGAAAACCCGCGGACTCGATCATGTACATGCCATCGGTCAAAGCTTTGGTCGTCGTGCCGACCGCAGGAGCCATAGCCAGAATTCCGTCGCTCACCATCTTGATGTTTTTCTGGCTCTCCCCTGCCCCCGTCACCAGCGAAGTCATCCCAGCTTGGAAGTCACCAGCCATCTTGACGGATGCCACACCAATCCCGATCAGAGCCGCAGCGCCAACAACAGCCGCGCCGATCGCAAACGAGCGAATGCTCGCCGCACCTTTATCAACAGAGCTGCTCACACCCTCTACTTGTGCTTTGGTTGTGTCAGCTCCTGTGGCATTGATTGCGACTGAGAGCTGAGCTGCTGTGATTCCCATTTAATACGTCTTTCCTCTGTTACGTTCTTCAATTTGCTTTTGTGCGCTATGCTCTGCTGACATTGCAATGAGCGCTTTGTCCGTCCAAAACACCGACTGCTCTATCAAATCCCACGGTGCCACTCCCAGATATTTGGCTGCCTGAATGAGTGCGTACCAATCGGGTGGCTCTCCAATCAAGCCATCCGTGGCCAAGTAGCGCCCCAGTGTCCTTAATTCTGAGGCGCGACCATTTCCGGGCGAATATCCCCAGCGATGGCATTGAAAACCGTCATCCTGAATGCAAGCGGTAATTCAGCAAAGCGGCTTGCATCGATCGGGAACATGATAGTCTGAGCTTCGTCCTCATAGACATCCCATGATCTGATAAGATTCGCAAGTGTCTCATTAAATGATTTAAATCCCGAGACGATCGTGTCTCCATTTAAATGTGAAATAGCTTCAACATCACCTATCATCTTCTCTGTAAAGCGTCCCGGGTAATACATGATATTGATGGTATCTTCCCCCCACGTGATGGCAAGAGAAGCGGTATTAGTTGCGATTTGGTGTAGTGATACTGGCATACAACTCCTAAAGTGATGTGATTAAGTTCGTAACGGTAACTTTTTGGGACTGACCACCTGAGCCCCAAGCCGGATCTTCGACAATATTGGCCTCCCATTCGGTTGCGAATACACCTTGCTCATCTTTGAAGTCTGTTGGTTTGTTGAGCTTGCAGGCCATATCATGCTGGAAGATATTATTGACGACTTGTGAGGTGAGTGAGGCATTGGCTGGTGTGCCAAGACCTGTGAACGTCCCGGTCAATGCATTAGTGGAATTGGCAAGAGCCCCGGTAAAGGTAACGGTGTATGGTCCACCTGCGCTTCCTGAGACGGTCACATTGCCGGTACCAATGGTTGAGAGTGCAATAAGCGCAGATTGCACAGTAGCAGATGTGGCATTATATGCAATATTTGTGGTTGTCTGCCCATTATATGTCAATGTGAAGTTACCACTCGACTGCGTACCAAGTGTGACGAGATACGTGTTATCGATGATATTTCCTTGAGCCAGCACGCGGATATAGACCGTGTTGCCTTGCTGCAAATTGACCTGCTGCGCGGCCAGGCCCGTCGCATCTGCCTCAACGAGGAACTTCAACGTTGTCTTGGGCACAGTATCGATATGCGCGGTATAAGATAGATTAGCGCGATTGAGTGGATAGAACGCTGCATACACGGCATCAAAAGCATAATCAAGGCTAAAACAGCGGGTGAGCTGGGTCGTGCCAATATTGGCAGAAGAGCTGTCTAGATAGACATTGAAGAATTTGCCGACCACAGGCGCAAGAGCAACGGCTGTTGGGGAGCCCGTGAGCGTGATGCCATCGCTCATGATCTGCCCAAAGCCTTTACCCGATACAGTGAATGGTGTTTTACGTGTGCCCTTGTAACCAAAGTTGTTGAGGATGCCATACGAGAAAGAACGGGCACGCACACTATCCCCTTGTTGGATGGTATAGGTCTGAGGGACGATGGAGCCTGTTGTCGGCGGCGTAAAGACCCAGTCTTTAGCGGTTGTCGATGTGCCGTGAGCTGCTGCTGAGACGGAGCCCATGGTTGAGGCTAGCAGATAGAGCACGCCATTGAAGTCGAGATCCCCATCAACAGTAATGTTGCTCTCTTCAAAGTTCTCTTCCTGGATCGTGTCGTATTTGTGCCCGACAGGCCGAAAGAACGACACGTTCGGCATAATACCGAAGACCCAGTTAAAGCAATTCAGTAATTTACCAGCAGGTACAGCAGTGCCTAAAGCAGATGTGCTTTCGGCTCCTATTTGCACACGTTGGTTTATATAACTTACTTCAGGTGTCCATGTCATTTAATCACCTCCAATGCACTAATATACTTGTCCTAGTTCCATACGATACAACCCGCCAATGTTCGTCCACAGCTCTCCTGTCACAAGTTCGTCTACCTCTAGCGGCGAATCCCGATAGCAAGAGTAAAGATAGCCCTGTGTCACGCCACCAATGACAATCCCGATAGCACCAGGCGGAAGGCTTGGCGGGCTGCCAAGCAATGCATCGATACGAGCAGCAGCAGCAGCAAGCTGAGATGTGTTATTTGCTGGTCCCACGACCTTGACCTGGAATACCAGATTTGTGAGCACACGGAAGGCATTCATGGTCACCGTGTCGATACCCGTATGAAAAGCCGTGATGATGTACGGGATGGCTGTGTTGGGCTGCGCAAGCGCACGGTTCACGCCCCCAGGTGCAAGGCTTGCCAGGGTTGCATCATTGCCCAGAGTGTTCTGAAGGTAGGCGTAACCCAAAAAAACTTCATGCCCAGCCATCAGATCGCACCTCGTAGCTTGTCCTCTAAGCTGCTCATTGCATCGATGAAAGGCTGCCTATTTGCCTCAATCGCTGGATAGAAATATGGTTGTGCTGGCATACGCCTAGTACCCATCTCGACATAAATACCATAATTCGCCCCAACTGCCACATATGCCTCATACTGGTTTGGTGGTTGTTTGATCAATGGAAAGAAGCCTTTGCCTCGCGTCTTGTCATGCCGATCATGGCTTGTGTAGGTCCTTTCATAGATGGAAGCTTGCAAAGCGCCTGTGTCGACTGGAGCATTCTCAGCAGCTTGAGCTTCGATATCAAATGCTGTTTTCGTTACCACTCGTGCAATAGCCGATGCAAGCGCATTAGCAAGTGCATTCAAATGATTGAAGTCCTCCATTAGAGTATCTCCGTAGCAATAACGCTCAATAATGCATGATACGAGCGTGGATCTAAGATAACCTGCACAACCAGCGTTTGTGCACCGATCAGCAAATGATCTTGATGCTCGACATTTGTTCCAATAGGTAATCTGACATGCCAAGCTGCTAAGCTTCCGATCAGATAGTCATAGTTGGCAAGCTGGCCTGCTGTGGGCTCCGTCATGCCTGCTACCGTCGTCGCTACCGTGCTGAAGATTTCCGTCTCCGATCCATACGCGTCTTTTGTCGGCGTCTTGCGCTTAATCACACAAGGTTGGTCGCAAGCAGCAAACTCGACATCATATTGTATGTGCGCTAATTCGGATGACGAGATTGGGAGCATTTCTTCCTCACTTGTGCTTATGATGTACAGTATGATGATGATGCGCTACATGATGGTGATGTTTCACATGATGGTGATGTTTCACATGATGATGATGCTTGACATGGTGTTTCACGTGAGCATGATGGTGATGTGCTACATGATGTACTGCCATGTGTTACTCCTCCGGAAAGTGCCAGGTACCAGGCTTTTTTTCAGCATCATGCTCTACCTGTGCAGCATCAAAATGGCCCCAAGCAAAACCAGGATCGAATACGCGCAAATTAACCGCTGGTCGATCCGCAAAGACAACCATAACCACAGCATCTAGCTCTGCAAATGGTTCACTGCCTGCCCAATTATCGACATAATGCACTTTATCTCCGAACTCAGGCTTCCTCTGAGGAGCTACAACAGCGGGCATATCATCTATTGCAGATTCTTCACTGAAATCGTTCATTATGCTCCTTTGACTATATCGTCACTATCTAAGAGCCTCATCTTCCGTGCAGTGATCTCAGTCTGGACATCATCGCGAACCATCTTCACGACCCTCGGTTTGGCCTTACGCCTGTACTGCTCGGCTAACGTCAGCTTGGCCGTCATCAGCTGGGAACGTCGGAGATTCTGCCCGTCCACTGCAATGTCATAGGCAGAGGAGAGCGCCGCACCCCAGAACTCAAGCAAGTCAGCAGATGCGAGATAGAGGTCATGCACACGTCCAGTAATGAAAACTGGAGGATACTGACCTGGAACCGTTGGTGATGTAAATTCCGTTGATGACGATTCAAACCAGAAATGCCCATTGATGAAATCACTCTCTGTGGGCGTGAGCACAATCCATGCTGCATGAGTTGATGTATTTACACCTTCGAGTACGGCATCTGATTCAAACCACTGAAAACGCGAAAAATACTCGATAAAGATCACTGATGGCTGGTTATTCGTAGAAGCTGTGTTAATGATCGTCGGTGCTATTCGCATAGGTTCGTACCGCACAAAATCCATATACTGATCACACGTATCTTGTATATCTTGATCCGCAAAGAACTGGCTTGCTCCTGATAGATCTTGAATCATGAATCGTACACGTGAGATAATTTGTGACATACTTGCACGAACTGCCATCTAATCCGCTCCTATCGCGTCTTCTTTGCGGTATTCGGAACGCCTTGATCAGCTTCCATCTTTGCACGCAGTTCCTGTAGCTCGTGCATGAAATTCTCACGCTCGGCTTTTGTCTGATCCAGCTCTGCACGCAATGCCGCCTCAGTGGATGCTAGCTCAACGTTCTGATCTGGCACAACGCCCACAGGTCCATTGCTGTACATTGCATCTTCAGAGAGCAGCCGCTTGATGTGTGCACCTGGAACATACCCTGCAATTTCATCCTTCCCTGTGCGCTCATTCTTCATGTATTGCGGCTCAAATGGCACATACACAGGTGGGATGCTTCGATCAGGGAGTTGTATCCATGCTCCCGGAACTGGTTTTGTGAGCGGTGCAGGTGCAGGTCGCTCCTCTACTTCTGTTGTCATTTCTTTGCTCCTCTCCTAGGTTTAGTTTCAGGCTCCTCTTTCTTATCAGACTCCTCGTCCGCATCTATATCATCCTCATCAGGATTGCCAGGCTCCTTATTTAGCATCTCCTCAACAACTGGCAAACGTGGATCTGCAACGATCTGATAGCCTTCTAGCATGAGTCGCTTGATGTGATCTGGGTTGACCACGTAATGCGGCGTACCTGTTCCACCCATTGCAAGCCACTCTCCATCGGGAGTCATTGGCCGTATATCCATGCTTCCGTCCTTTTAGTAGTTGTTCTTCGGCAATTGGAACACGGTTAAAACGCCTGTTAAGCCAGTTCCGAAGTCTAGGTTGACCGAACCATCCAATTGTGCAAATCGCGCACTTTCAAGAGGTCCGACTATGCATCCACCTGATGCTGTGTGACAGACGACGGTCAAGTCTCCGATGCCAGATCGGAACGCGGGGCCAGGAGTAGCACCTCCACCAACCCCTGCGCGAACAATGACGTTCTTATCAGAACCTGCTGTATTAGTGATGTAAAGGAAGGTATCACGCTCATTTGGCCCCGATGGGATTGCACTCGTTGATATCGGGATATTGACGCCGTTCGTGACCAGCGTGCTATTAATCGTAGTACCTGCTGGTATGTCGATGCCACCATTGGCAGTGAGAGCCGTTGGGCTTACGCTTGTGCGTGCCATGATGCTTCCTCCTTATGGATGCTGTAGGTATGCAGCACACAGCGCATACGGGCGGACAGTTTTCGCTCCGTAGAGCACAAGAGATTTCACGGCATCAGAGAAGCGGTATGGCGGTCGGTAGGCTTCCGTCTCGCTCAGACCTTCTGCTTTTGTCAGGGCCATTGGATGTCCTGCTAGGATCACGTCCTGTGAACCAGCAGCTCCTGTTGTGCCACCAAGATGGACAGCATTCAGGCTCTCGTAGACATCGAAGCCTTCGATCTTGCCCAAGTAGGCATCGCTACTCATACCAGCGGAGGCATCAAGCTTTCCTGACAGGATGGTTTGACGGCCTGCATCGGTATTGAAGCTGGTGAAGCGGATGTCCTGGGTAAGATACGTTTTGATCCACGGAGGCACAACACACCAGCGCCCCGACTTGGGAACGGCTTGCTCAGTCAACTTCTGACCCATCTGCACGATATAGTCGTAGGCGGTCGTGCCCGCGCCGACATTTGTGCTGGTAGGAACTGAGATAGTTTGGAAGCTGCTAGAGGAACCGATGAGGTTGGTTGCATCTGTATAGAAACCCGCGTAGTATTGATCCATCGTGAGCGCGAGCTTGTAGCCCGCCCACGAGATCATCTCTGCGTAGGCATCAGGATGTGCTTGTGCACGATCTACATCATCTATCGCGACGTTATAGTATTTCGCCTGTGATATAGTGAGCATTGTTTGAGCATCTGTCATGCTCTGCGGTGCGTTGATATCGGTGTCTTTGGTGTAGGAGTATACAGTCACATCACCTATTGCATTAATTCTAACTGTATCCCCCATTTGCTTCAGTTCCCCTTCATAATCGCCGTTGAAGAGATTGCCGAAGACGAGGTTTACTCGTAGAGCAGCAAGGATTGTATCTGCCCATATTTGAGGTATAAACGAGTTGAGAGACATTCAAATCTCCTATCATCCTCTGCCTAACATCTCTTAGAAAGGTGCTAAGCACAAGATACAAAAGACGATCTATTCAATTGTTCGATTAGCGTCTGATAATCGTGCCACCACCACGGACGAATTCGCTAATGCGTAGCTGCTCTTCAGGAGAGAGCGCAGCCCAGGCCTGCGGGCCGCCTTTCATGATTTGAGCAACATATTCCTTTGTGATTTGCTGTGGCCCGCTCGTTTGCGAGCGCGATGGATTGGTAGCACCGCCACTTGTCTGGACTTGCGGCTTGCCGACTAACCAAGAACGTTGCTTCACCAAATCCTTGAGCAGAGCGTCAATATTGGTTGGGTTGCCAGCATCGTCGTATTCAATGCGCGATCCATCAATGAGCTTGGATGCAGCATCAACATCGATGATATTGAGCTTGGATGCTTGCTTGAATACTTCGTTATTGATACGTGCTTCCTGTAGCTCTCTGAGCAACGCGCTATTCTGGGATTGGTGTTCGGCTAATTGTTGCTCAAGTTTCCGACTCGCGGCCTCACGCTTCTCAGCATCAGAGAGCTTTTCAGTTTCTGTGCGCTCTTTGAATGTCTTCAGTTCGTTGTGAGCCGCGTCAAGCTCTTTGAGTCGCTTGCGTAGATTGGCAGACTCTGAGCGTAGTTTCTTGGCTTCTTCAAGAGAAATCGTTTCGCCTTCGCCCGCCTGGGGTTCTGGTGTGGTGTTTGTGCCCGCCTGGGGCTGTGGATCTTCAGCATTTCCCGCCTGGGGATCAACTGGAGGGGTTTGTTCTGCCATAACTATAATTCATCCTTTGCTACGTTGTCAAGAGCCCGCAATCCGCTTGAGTGAATCCGGAGCATCTTCTTTCATTTGACCATAATACCTGATAAGTGCCTTTGCTGCTTTTTTCTTTTCGGCTGGTGGCGCATTGACACCACCACGTCCGCCCGCAAGTGCAGCCGCAGCAGCATGCACAGCATTTCTATTCACATTCCCGTTGGTATCCTTGACAGGAAGCTTACACTTCGATTGCACTTTATCCTGTCCTGACGGATTTAAATCTATAAGGCATGCACTACAATACGCTTCAGTGCTAGAATACTGACTAGCACTTCCATCCCATGATGAATCTGAAAAGCCCATGTTATGCTCCTTTTACTTTCTTTACACTATGATGCGCTACTTTCTGGACAGGCTTTGCTGTGTATATTGCTGTCTTCTGGTTCGTAGCTTTAGCCTTTGCCACTGGTGCCTTGTGCGGCTTGGGTACAGACACGTGAGGCGTCTTGACATGCGGAGTCGTGACGGATGCACCCGACTTCTTATGCCAGGTCATGATTTGCCTCCTCTCTACTCTTAACAGCTTCAGAGATACGAGTGACTAGCTCTTGCTTGAGAGTAGTGTTATCGGACATTTCGCCTTCTGGTAGGTTAGTTATATTGAGCAAGATTCTTACTCGCAATTTAGGTCTTCCAATGAATGGCTTTACAGAGATATTCTCAATAGACTCAACACGAAGATGTTGGCCTTCTAATTTGGAGAAAGGCCAGACTAGAGCCTCTTCTAGCACGGCAGGATCCTCTACGAGTTGCGGGTCAAGTTCAAGACTGATATACTTTTGTGAGCTTTCTACAACTTCCATCTACTTGCCTCCTTTCTTTGGTGACATCGGTTTCTGCTGTGCTGGTGGCACTGGTTTCGTTGGAGCTGGCTTGTTTTCCTTCAGCCGTTTGTCAGCTTTTGTTCCTTTGCTGGGGGGTCCACCACAGAACATCAGTAGTGATAGAGCAACCACAGCGATGATTTTTCCCATTGTTCATTTCTCCTTTCTAATGCACTCTTGTACCATTTCACAGAAAGTACCTATGATGCCACTGCACTCAGGCTGATTCAGAATTTCGAGAAACTCGTGAATACTCGAGCCTCTTTCCGCTCCTGTGATTTCAAGGTGTACATTACGCTTCTGATCTTTGCACAAGAGATATAACGCCTTCAATGCATGGAAAATTGCACGTCGTTCACATAACTCATCTGAACATCCTGCTTGTTGAGATTCCTCTAAACTACGTTGAACAATATTATAAATAATAGGCAAGTCAATGGTCATATTTTATCCATTTCTGCTTGCTTGTACAACTTTAAGTATATCTTGCGCATTTCTACGCTGTTCACGCCACAGCTTGACAACTTGATCCATCGAGTCCGCATCAATCACCTGAGTGATGGTCGTGGTAGGGCCAAGTTGGATTGCGACGACCAGACCTTGCGGGATGATCTGTATCCCGATATGCGGGAACTGCGGTGGCTGGTGCGGCGCTCAGATGAGCGGGATTGGTTGTGCCATGTTATGTATCCTTTCTTAATGCCAGTATTGCATCTGATAGCTTTCTGTATCCTTTAAGTACCGCTTGCCATACCTTCTGCTCAGTATCGTTTCTGTATCCTTTGCTACTGAAAGTCCCGTCTGGGTCGGCTAAATTGAGCGCGGCACCAAGCGATTGCATACGAGCGTCTACCTCGTCAAGATCTCCATACGTACCATTGATACCACGATAGATCCGATAGGAGTTCATTATGCTGTCAATCGGAATACGCGTATGAGCTATGTCATCTGACATATCAGGCGTTGGGTCTATCATCACGTGTAAGCAGTCAACACCCTGATGCTCTATAATCTCGTATCTGTGGTCACTCATTCTTTCTCTCCTTATGCTGTTACTAATCGTTGCTGACATCTGCAATTCGGATGTGAGTCCAGATCCTCTGAAATATCGTGTACGCTTCCATCCATCGATTTGCAGAAAGGACACGCGCCTGCTTGTGCTACCCATTGCCACTGTTGCACGTCATTCTGCTGAGCCGTCAGTGACCATGCATCTCTGTAAGCATTCATCTCCTCAGTTCTCGATATCGTGAGCGAACGAAAGAGACAGATGAGCAGAGCAGCCATGATAGCACGGTCTATCATATCCGGCTGCTGGCCTATGGAGACACCTGCTATCAAAGCCTTGCCTACTCTATCACTGGCTTCCTCTCCGAAGCCATCCATCAGATCGTCTATCGGCTTACCTTGCTGAGTGTAGCCTATGATCTTGCCAGCAGACAACGGAGGCGTCTTGATCGTGTGAGCAGGTGCGACGGTTGCCAGTTGCGCATGAGCTGATTGCAGACCGAGCCCTGCACCGTGCGTTTGTGCTGTGAGTACCTGAGCCTTGGCATTGCCTCCGAAGCTGTTGACTTGGCTCTTGACCAGATGCTTAACATTGCCTAGCTTATCGCCAGTATAGAGCCAGTGCAGAGGGACAGGATTGTCGGCAGCTTTTGCCTCTCCGATCTGTTTCAAGAGCGGCGTAATGTGCGGCATGACAACCAAGAGCATATGAGCATGAGCCGAGCGAATTGCTTGGGCTGTATGTTGCTCCAAAGTGATGAGCCTCTCACGATAGGATTGTACGATTTGACCAAGGCTTATCACTCTTGCTCCTTTGGCAGTTCAGTCATGTCTGGGATAGACTCGACCTTTTCTTTCAATGACCGATAATATTTGTCACCACAGAAGTGATAACGAGTAGAGTGTTCTACCAAGTCGTAGGCCCAACGCGCTATGATACTCTCCCACTCTTCACGCCAATCATCTTGGAACGGCGTTCTTACCTCTACAATGCTTCCCTGGAGAAGTTCAGCGAGAAGCGCCTTTGCAAAACCCTGGAATTGGGTATCCCTACTCATTTGTGCTGCAGATGGCCGTAGATGCTCAATAATCCAATCTCTCATTCTGTCTTCATTCATTCCCCATGCCATCCTTCTGTGCTATCTGGCTATCCTGCTGTATTGCCTGTTGAGCTTGTCGTACTGGTGGCAGGCCTGTGCCATTTGCATAGTTCTGCATCTTCTGCTGATCCTCTGCTTGACTCTTCTCTGCCTCAGCATCAGGATCGAAACCAGCACCCTGAATGAGCGTCGCATTCGAGACACCAAGCTGTTGCCAGAGAATAGCCGTTTGAGCAGCAGCAAGATCATCTACAGGCAAAAGATTCTGCCAATGTAGATCTATCGAATAATCTGCATATTCTTCAATCGAGAGCTTGCCACACAGAACAAGCGCTGCTCGTGACAGCTCCCGTATCAGCTTGCCATAGAGTCGCTGCTTGAGGATCGTCTTCTCGATGATAGGTTGGAACAAAAGTTGAAGTGCTACACCTGAGATATTGCCTTTGGGAAGATCGACCAGCCTACCAAGGGCAACTGCTGGGATACGGCTTTGCTCATCCATATCTGAGCGAAGATCGGCCACGACGGAGAGCAGGCCCGTAAAGTTTTCCATCGCCGCGATCTTCTCGATCTTGGCACTCTCCGATTGCAGGACGATGAGATTGTCGATATCCATCTTGATCTGCGAGGCGCCTATGCCACTGGCCCATGTGACGGGATGCCCGTGGTACTTTACTACGCGTGAAATGTTGGACAGAATAAAGTTGAGCACCTTGTTCATCTCAATCAGATCTTGCGTGAGATCCGGTATTCCCCAGGGCTCATTCGGATTGGGTAAATTCTGACAGGTAAAGATCGGCGCAAACGGATAGGGCCAGTCTTGTGGCGTACCGTCCTGCGACCATGTGCCGTTATCGCCTCTACGAGTATAATTCGTGATTGTCCATGTATCTTCTACGTCTTTCTCACCAAGCGCGTACAGATCATTCCTTGGGTCCACACGTGCGATGATCTGCCTCTTCTGCATGTGCGTATTGACCGGATATTCGATGATATAGGCGATGTGCAGTTCGCAGTCGTCGGGAAGCGTGATAATACGCAAGAGCATCGGATCGAGGATGACCATACGCGGTGGCACGCCGTCTTCTGATGGGATAAGCTTCACGAATGGCTGGCCACAGACGCCGCCATTCATTGCCAGCTTGGTAAGCGTCGTCATCTTGTCGTCGTCGTCGCCCCAGAAACTGTCTAGATCCTCTTGGTCATCGCACTCGATTTTGAGCGTCTGACCGAAGAGAAAGCTCACACCCTTATCGACGATCGGCGCACATCTGTTCGACTTCACATTGTCATTTGGCTGGTCTTTGGCAACTTTGAGCGGGTCCTGCAACTCACCACGATACGCCTTCCACGCTTGCTGCATGCACTGGCGACGCTTGGTGTCGGCTTGTGTTGCAGGTGCCTCTGCTAATGTTTGGGCTTGTGTGGCTAGCATGTGCTATTCCCCCTCCAGTAGCTCAGGATGCTCGTAAATGTTGCCGATGACTTCTAGCTCTCCCCATGAAATAGAGCCATTCTCATAATAGCCACGATCATACTCCACGCCACGGTCATTCTTCATATCCCACTCATCAATATTCCAGTACACTTGAAAGATCGTGGCTTCTGAAACAATCGCATGGTAGCTCCGTACAATATCCCCCTCGTAGATCTCTTGTCCTTTGCAATCCTTGAGCCCCGTGTACTGCATGAGTTCAAGGTCATCTGAGTCATGCCAACGATAGAGATCAGTATCTGCTAGAGTGTTATAGCGGAACTCATCACAGTAACTTCCCAGCAGGTGTTCCAAGCTAAAATCAACCATTTTCTTCTGCCTCTTATGCCACGCTCTGAACTTGATCTCTCTCATACCTACCTCCATATGCTCTGAATGTATGACACACCACTCTGCTGTAAATCGAAGTGTGCAACTAAGTACCGTAACGCGTCATTTCCATCATCCTGTTCTTTCACAGGATGTTCTCCTTTTTTCATGCCTTGCCTCGTATCCCAAATATATCCTTCCATTTCATCGGATAGCTCAGTTGGCTGTTTGGCGGCTTGTAAGTCTTTATCCCGTTCGACTAAGCTATCTCGCATGACGTAGATACGTGGCTTGCCATCACCAGACGGTCTCAAGCGTGAGGCAACGGCTTGAATACCATCGGAGACGGACTTGTGCGCAGGCGTGACATAGAGACCAAGGTGCCGTTCCAAAGTCGCTCTGTCTTCCGCGTCGTGGTCGCAAATCACGGCACGTGGCATGGGATCGCCACCTCGCTCGCCCCAGTGGGATACTGCTTTGATCGTTCGTGCATGATCCTCTACCAGCGTCTTGGTCTTGTAGATCTGCCTGTAGACATAAAGCCTGCCATCGGGATCTTCAGCAGCCCACAAGCACACAAATGGATGAGTATATCCGAAGTCGATAGCCAGGTAGCGCGGCCACTCGATGGGAGGAGTATAGTGGTTGATGATGTTACGGGCAGGGTCCCAGCAATCTTCGTACACCATACCCTCAGCTGATACCCACAAACCTAGCCGATATCTCGCGTACCGAACACCTGTGAGCTGGTCGAGCTTTTCGAGATAGCGCTCACCTTCCACTGTCATCGTGCCATCGCGATTGAAGAGCATCGGGTTGTCTTCGTGGCGTGTCTCAAGCAGAAGTAAGCGCCCCATAGACTCACGTTGCCGTATCCAGTGGTTGGCAGGCCCGGGATTGACATCACCAAGCAACTGCTGAAATGGAAGCTTACCATTGCGAAGACGAATGCTGCAGGACTCCCAATCATTTTCTTCACACTCGGTCGTCTCCTGGATATAGATGATATCCCACTCAGATGACATGATCTTGCTAGGTTTGTCAAGCCCGCCTACTGCGATGATAGAGCTGTTGGGATATTGATACTGTTGCATCGATGTCTTGAAGCGGACGCCCTGAGCAGGATGCAAGACCTTTTGTTCTAATGTGACCATACCGGATTCAGTGAGGGAACGGCGTGTCTTTCTTGCCATAAGAGCACGCACGCCGGAATACTCCATACAGCAGTAATTGATGTATTCCAGGATACCGCGAGACTTGCCAGTCCCGGCAGGCCCTGCGATGATCAACTCAGGAGGATGCTCTATGAAGATTCTACCTATGTTTCCATAGGCTGTGTAGGTCTCCTCAATCGTTGCTACTGCCATCTACACCTCCTGGCATCAGCACGATTTTCTTGACGTAGTTCTGGTTCGCAAAGTCTTGTTCTGGAGTCACGTCCAAATTGAGCAACTTCCGTCTATCCTTGCTCAGCTCAATCAATCGGTCCACTGCCCATAAGTTTGTCTTAATCTCTCCATCTTTATTTTTCGTTTCAAACGCTTCTGCCCATACTTTCTGGTGTATTGCGTCTAATATATCTTTTTCTTGTTCTCTATATTCATCAATATTCGGATGTATTCTTCGTTGCAATTCTCGTTGTACTGCTTTGTGCGCACTTCCCCTATCGGAATACCCGCAACGTTTCGCAATCTCATCATATGTCAAACGCTGCTTCAATAGATCAATCGCCATAGCTACACGTTCAACAGCATTTACATCACGGCGTTGTACCTTCTGTGTTGGCTTGCTATTCCCCATGTTTCACCTCGCACTTACACTGTTTCACAGGTGGCATCCATGGTATTTTTCCAGGCGCTCGATGCATGACAATCGATATGCAGCCACCACACACATTATGCATTACAAACAGGAAACCACCATGAGAGATGTAGAAGCGGCCTCCTGTGCGCAGGATAAATGTTCGCGGGTGGTCTATGGCGGTAATCTCAGTCATGCTCGTAATGCTCCTTGAGGAAGAGATACAGCGCCTCTAGCTCTTGCGGCTCCAATGCAATACACGTGTTGCCAACGCGAAGAAGCGCCTCACCGTGTTCCAAGATCTGCGCTATCATCTCTCCTGTTTGCAGCGTTTTGCGTTCTGCTTGCATGTGCTCTCCTCTTGACATCAGGGATACACGCTAGTATAGCATAAATTCTACAGAAATCTATAGATTGAGAACGAATATTCTGGAGATTTTAGAGATTTTGAATTGCAACTAATGGCGGTTAGTTGGCATTCTCTCATTCCACTAGGCGATGATTTGAGCATTCATGCTTCGCGCTTCTTTTGCCTTGCACGCCGCCTCCATTCTCTGGAATACTTCCTATGCGCCTCTCTCTGTTCATCTGTCATGTTATGATAGTGTGCCCTGCGTTGCGCATTTCGTCGTAGTCGTGCCTCTTTTGATAGTTTTTTCCCCTTATATGGGTGTCGCTCTCTATATCTTTCATTCCGTACTTTGACTTTATCTTTGTTTTCCATGCGCCATGCAGTATGATACTCATTTATGCAGAGTCTGCATATCTGGCCACGCTTAGCAAAAGGATTTTCACCGGATTCTGGCTCACCGCACTTAGAGCAGGTGCGACTGGTCGAGGTACATGCGGGACAGAGCGCGGTATCCCACTCCTCTTCCTCCGACTCAATGCGACCGCAG